CACAATCTACACACAGACCTTAATTTTTAAAAATCTCCAGAAGGTTTTTTAAAAAGGCTGAAACAAAATGAAATCTAGGGAAGTACTTAGAAATGTTGTAAAATATGGAGGTTTAATATGAGTAGTTTAACTAAGTTAGATGCTAAATGTGAAAAATGTTCATATAAAGAAGATTGTAAAAACAAAAGAATGGCTGCATGTTTGGTTATAGATACGAAAATAAGCGCAGAAGAGTTTTTTGAAAATGCCATTGAAGTAGCTAAAGTAAGTTCCCAATATGGACTATCTGCTGAATATATTGATAAGCAACAAGAAATATTTAAGCACAATTGCAAATAATTCAAAATATATGGGTTCAAATTATTAAATTTTAAATGCAATCGGCGAAGTGGTTATGAAATTGTTAATTAGGAGGTTTATTGGGTGAGAAATGGGGAAATTGAATATGGACCTAGTCCTACATATGAAAGACCTAAAAGACCAGGTTCAATAAACAATTCTCAAAACAAGAGGAGAGGTGATATTGTGAAAAAAATAAAAGGCATATTTAATGTTGTCCATATTGACAATGAGCAATTCAATTTAACATTGTTATCAAAAATAAAAGAGTTACAAGACAGCAATCAAGAAGTTGAAGTACAGTATAAGCCAATAACAGTAAGTGGAATTTTAATACATACAGCTTTAGTAGTTGGAAGAAATGAATATGACTAAGAACGAAATTTATAATCAAGAACTAGAAAGAATAAATAAAATATTTGAGGGTGTAGATGAATCTGTTAAAGAGCTGAATCGTGGGTTAATACATGAAGCAGCTTTTTTATTTGCTGAAAATCAAGTATTAAGAGAATTACTTGATAAAACAGGAATGATTAAAATAAATCCTGATAATCCTACAATGCAAAAACCTATTCCAGCTGCTAAAGAATATAGACAAAATTTAAATACTTATGCAACTGTAATAAAAAGCTTATCTAGTGCTTTAGTGGTAAAGCAGGATTTAGATGATGATGATTTAGAGGAATACGAATAATTAGAGTTTTTACTCTTTCAAGAGGGAGGTGATGTCATAGTCATGCTTGATAGATTGATAGAAAAATATCCAGAATCTTTTTTACTATCTTACATAAAAAAATGTAAGGATAAAGAAATAATTATTGGTAAAGAGTTGATGCAGCAATTAGATATATTGTTAGATCATTTTGATGATGAAGAAATCAGTGTTGAATTTTCTGAAGCTCATAAAAGAATTAACTTTATAGAAAGCAAATGTAAACATAGCGAGGCACCATTTGCCGGTAAACCCTTTTTATTACTTCATTATCAAAAAGCTTTTATAGAGGCTATTTATTCATTTAAAATTTATGATGAAGAGATAGGGAGACAAATTAGACTTTACCAAGATATTATATTTTTAGTTGGTAGAAAAAATGGAAAAACGCCCCTTATTTCGGCCATATGTTTGGCAGAATGGTTTTGTGGGCCGATGGGTTTAAAGATATTATGTTCAAGTAATGACTATGAGTGAATCAGCCGATTTAATGTTTCAAGCTATAAATTCTATGAGAGAAGATAGTCCTTCACTTGAAAAAGTAACTCGTAAAAATATAAAAGGAATGTTCTTTGGGGATATTAAAAAATCCCGAAAGAAAGGAAAGTTCTCATGGCAAAACAAAGGTACTATCAAAAGAATATCAGCTAAAACAGGTGCTAAAGAAGGTAGAAATATCGGAGTTGGTGCAGCTGATGAAGTACATGAACTTAAAGACAATAGTTCTATAATGCCTATTAGACAAGCTTTATCTACACAAGAAGAACCTTTGTATTTTGAATTAACTACAGAAGGTATCGTCAATGATGGTTATTTAGATAATAGACTTAAAGAAGCTAGACAAGTATTAAATGGAGAATTAGAACGTCCTAGATGGCTTATATGGCTTTATACACAAGATAGTGAGGCTGAGATATATCAAGATGAAGATAGTTGGTATAAATCCAATCCTAGCCTTGGAATAGTAAAGAAGCGTAGTTTCTTAAGACAAATGTTAGAAGAAGCTAAAACAAGTAAACCTACTAGAGTATTCGTACTAAGCAAAGATTTTAATATAAAACAAAATAATTCAGCAGCTTGGTTAATGCCAGAAGATTTAATTAACGAGGAAACTTTTAAAATTGAAGATTTCAGAAATTGTTTCGCTATTGGAGCATCCGACTTATCGAAAACTGGAGACTTAACAAGCGCAAGAATAATGCTTATGAAACCAGGTGATGAAAAGAAATATTTCTATCAGCAGTATTTCATTCCACAATCTAAATTAGAAATCTTAAACAAAGAACTTAAGGCTAAATATGAAGGCTGGATAAGAAAAGGTTACATAACAGTTTCTCCAGGTAATGAAAATGACTTTAGCTTAGTAACAGCTTGGTATTATAGACTTTATAAAGACTATAATATTAGAGTTTTCAATACTGGTTATGATAAATGGTCAGCTATTTATTGGGTAAAAGATATGGAGAACTACGGTTTTGATTGTACAAGAGTAAATCAAGATTTTGGGACTATGTCTGAAGCTATGAAGTTAGTTGAAAATGACCTTAAAAAGAAATTAATAGTTTATAACAATAATCCTATTGATAAATGGTGTTTAGAAAATACAGCTTTTGTTTTAAATAAGAGACAAGATATAATGCCATGTAAAATTGAAGGGCAAGAAGAAAAGAAAATAGATGGTGCTGTAACAATGATTATAGCTTATAGAATTTATATAGATAATAGACCTACGTTCTTAGAATTAATAAAAAGGACAGCTTAAGGCGGTGATAAATTGTTTGAAAAAGTCAAAAACTTCATAAAAAAATACATTGATGATTTTCTCGTAATAGTTGGAGTTTCTTCTCTAGCATTAGGAGTTTTTTTAATTTATATTCCTGCTGGATACATAGTTTTAGGATTATGTCTTATAGCATTAGCCTTTTTAATAGCTAGGAAAGGAGGATAGCAGATGTTACTTTCAAGTTTAGTCAATAAACAATCTACTAATAATTTTAAAAATGCGAAATTTGCAGATTTCTTAAATGGATCAGTTCCTATATTTAGTCAGTTTGGAAATGATATATTTGCAAGTGATGTAGTTCAAATGTGTATAGATGTTATAGCAACAGAATGCAGTAAATTAAGACCTAGACACATAAGAGGGGATAGCAAAAAACAATCTGAAATTAATAGCAGTATAAATAGACTCTTTAAATTTGCTCCTAATGAGTTAATGACAACTAGGGATTTCTTAGAAAAGACAATATGGTTATTATATCTAAATTCAAATTGTTTTATTTATCCTATTTATGAAATTACTAAAGATTCAAATAATAATAACATAAGAAAATACACAGGATTATATCCATTGAATCCAGTTCAAGTTGATTTTATTCAAGATGCTTCGGACAAATTGTTTGTTAAATTCTTTTTCAGCAATGGACAGAGCTTTACTTTAGCTTATTCTGATGTAATTCACTTAAGAAAGAAATTTGGAGTAAATGACATTATGGGTGGAGGTTTAGATGGTAGACCAGATAACGCTGCATTATTAAAGGTATTAAATATTAACGACACTCTCTTACAAGGCGTTGAAAAGGCTATAGGTACAAGTTTATCCGTAAGAGGTGTAATGAAATTTAATACAATGATGGATGGCCCATTAATGATGGAAGAAAAAAAGAAATTTGAAGAAGCTTTAAACTCTGGTAAAACTGGAATTTTACCTTTAGATTTAAAAGGCGAATATATTCCCGTTAATAGTGATCCTAAATTAATTGATAAAGCTACATTAGAATTTATAGACAATAAAATATTAAGATATTTTGGAGTTTCATTACCGATATTAAATGGTGATTTTAATGATGAACAATATCAAGCTTTTTATGAAAAAACTCTTGAACCTTTAATAATAAGTTTAGGCCAAGCATTTTCAAAAACAATTTTTACAGAAAATGAGCTTAATTTTGGGAATGAAATTATCTTTTATCAAAGAGATATGATGTATTTAAGTACAAAAACTAAATTAGAACTTATTAAAACAGCTGGAGAACAAGGATTATTACAAGACGATCAAAAACTTGCATTACTTGGATATCCTCCATTGCCTGATGGTACTGGGGATAGAAGAACAATGTCTTTAAATTATATAAATGTTGAATTAGCGGATGCATATCAGATGCAAAAATCTAATTTAAAAGAGAAAACGCCTAATTAGGGTGTTTTTTTATTTTGCTTGAAAGGAGATATGAAATGAATAAAAAGAATTTACCTAAAAATGATGAAGTGGCTGTAAGAAGTTTTGGCGTTGCTGATTTTAGAGCAGCTGAGGAAGGTTCTACAGTAGAAGGGCATGCCGCAGTTTATGACCAAAAAGTTAGTATCGGTGGATGGTTTGATGAAATTATAGAGCGTGGCGCATTTGATGGTTGCGATTTTGATGATGTCCTATTTTTTGTAAATCATGATACTAGAAAAATTCCTTTAGCTAGAAGTAGAAGAAATAATGGCAATTCAACTATGCAATTATCTACAGATGAAAAAGGTTTGTTTATTAAATCTACTTTAGACATTGAAAACAATACTGAATCCAAGAGCTTATACAGCTCAATTAAGCGTGGTGATATAGATGGAATGTCTTTTATGTTTACTATTGCTGAAGCCAAGTGGACTGATTTAGACACAGATACTCCATGTAGACACATTTTAAAAATTAGAAAAGTCTATGAAGTAAGTGCGGTTAATATGCCAGCTTACTCCAATACAGATATAAATGCCCGCGATAAAAGTGCATTGGATAATGCCAGGGCGGCGTTGGATAACGCTAAACAAGAGTTGGATAACTTTACTAAAAAGAATCAAGCGGAAATTTTAAGACAAAAAAATCAAAATATTTTATTAATGAAAGGTTAAGGTGAAAAATAATGGGAAAAGAATTTATATTAAAAATGTTAAAAACTAAAGAGGCTAGACAAGCAGAACTTGAAAAGAAAAACAATGAATCAAATGATGCAACAGAATTAAGAGGTATAAATGAGGAACTTTTAACTTTAATTCCAGAAATAAAGGAATTAAGAAGCGAATTAGAAAAGATTGAAGAAGCAGAAAAAAGAGCAAAAGCAGATGAAGGAGAAGAACTTGGAGCAAAAGGTGAACAAAGAAGTCAACCGGTTGGTAAACAAGCTGTTTTAGGATCATTTGGAGTTCAAAATTCTAAAGAAGATTCAGAAGCAAGAGCAGCATTAGAAAAAGCATATGAAAAAAGAGGAGCTGACTTAAAAGAAAAAAGATCAGTTACTTATGAAATGGATGAAATGCCAGAATTAAGAGCAACAACTATAGGTTCTGGAGATTTAGTAGTTCAAACTAAATATTCAAATACTTTAAATGATACATTTAATCAAGTATCAGGATTAGTTGATATGGTTAATGCTGTTCCTTTAAATGGTGGTAATGCATATGAAAAAGGCTTTATAGTTGGATACGGTGAGGCTGATTATACAGATGAAACTGGAAATTACAATGAAACTGATGCAACTTTTGATTATATTTCAATCAATAAAGCTAAAATAACAGCTTATACTGAAATGTCAGATGAAGCAATGAAACTTCCTAATATCAACTATCAAGAAGTTGTAAGAAGAAATATCGTGACAGCAATAAGAAAGAAACTTACTAAACAAATAATTGCTGGTGCTGGTGGAGCAAATGCAATAGTTGGTATATTTAACGCTCCTACTAAAGTTATCCCAACAGATTATGACATTGCAATATCAGAAATAGATGCAGATACTTTAGACAAAATCGTATTAGGTTACGGTGGGGATGAAGATGTTGAAGGAACTGGATATTTAATACTTAACAAAAAGGATTTAGCTAAGTTTGCAGCTATAAGAACTTCAACAGGAGAAAAACTTTATAAGATCACTTTAAATGGAAATACAGGAACTATATCTAGTTCAGATTCATTCCAAGTTCCATTTATAATTAACAGTGCTTGTAAAGATTTTGCTACAGCTTCAAGCGGAGATTTCACAATGGCTTATGGTATGTTATCAGCTTATGAAATGCCAATATATTCTCCTTTAACTGTTGAAGAATCAAGAGATTTCAAATTCAGAACAGGACAAATTGCTTATAGAGGCTCAGTATGGGCAGGTGGTAACACAGCTATGTATAAAGGCTTTATAAGAGTTAAAAAGGCATAGGGTGGGGTTTTAACCTCACCTATTAAATAATAGAAAGGGTGATGAAATTGAGTTTATTTCCTTATAATGATAAAAACCAAAAATTAAGAACCGATATTGATGGAGTCGGAATAGATAGAGGGTTTATTGCTCACTACTCAGAAAGTCCATTAGTAGCTGATACTGATGGAGTACATGCAGCAGTTACAAGTACAGCAAGTACACAAGTAGTTACAACTGCTATAACTAATCCTGATGTACCAAGAAACATTACAGCTACAGCAGGAGGAACAGCGGGAGATATAAAAGCTATTCAAGTAATAGTTGAAGGTACCAACTATAACAATGAAGTTATAACAGAAACTTTACCAGTCTTTACCGTTGATACTGCTGGAACTGTACAAGGAAGTAAGGCTTTCAAGACAGTAACTAAAATAACTATTCCTGCTCATGATGGTACTGGAGCAACAACAGCAATAGGATTTGGGGATAAATTAGGATTACCTAATAAATTACCTCATAATACTGTTTTAATGGCATTTTTAAATAATGTTAAAGAGGGAACAGCTCCTACAGTTGCGGTTTCAGCTTCAGCTTTAGAAAGCAACACAGTAGATTTAAACAGTGCTTTAGATGGAAATAAAGTAGATATCTATTATGTAGTTTAGGGGTGGTTATATGCTAACCATAGATCAAGTAAAAGAATGGTTAAGAATTGATGGAGAGGATGAAGATGATACTTTGTCCTCTCTTATTACTACAGCAGAATATATAACTAAAAGTGAAACTGGAATAGCTTTTGAAGATGTAGAAGATAATGAAAAAGCTCTTGCAATGTATAATACTTACTTAAAAATAGTCATAAATGATTTATATGAAAATAGGAGTGGTTCAGCAAAAATAAGTCCTTTAAGAATATCTTTATCTAAACAACTAGAGGCATTTAGTAATGGCTAGTCCTAAGAGACAATCCAAAATATTAATAGGACAAATGGTTGAAGTTCCTGGTCCAGATGATATAAAAGAATTTCAAGTAATTAGAGAATGTTGGGCAGAAATTCAAAATCTAAGAGATAAAGAATTTTTTGAAGCTTCAGCATATCAAAATGAGAAGGTAATAAAGCTCAAAATTAAATATACAAGTGTGAATATAGATGCATCGATGCAATTAAAATTTAAAAATAATTTGGCAAGAGTTTTTGATATTATAAGCGTTGATGATATTAATTATGAACATAAGTTTTATTATTTAAGAGCCAAAGAGGTAACACAAAATGGGATTCAATCTTGAATTAGATGGATTAGAAGAACTTCAAAAAGCCTTATTAAATATTGGAGATAAAAATAAAATATCTGGAATTGAAAATAAAGTATTAAAAAAAGGCGCTGAACCAATTTTACAAGAAATGATTAGAAATGCTCCTGTTTCAAATGCAAGTAAAAAACATGCAAGGGAATTTTTAAAAATCGGAAATATCAAAACTGAAGATGGAGTTAAAAAGGTTGGCATAGGTATTACCCGAGCTGATAATTCTGAAGCGTTCTATTTAAAATTTGCTGAGTTTGGGTGGTCTATTCCATTTAAGCGAACAGTAAAAGGAAAAGTTTATACATTAAAGGCTGGTGGTACTAAAATACCTGCAAGACCATTTATGCAACCAGCAATGAATGCTAAACAAGGTGATGCTTTAGAAATTATTAAAAAAACTTTAAAGGATGAATTAGGATTATGAGTATAAAAGATGATATTTACAATATATTAACTCCATTTAATATTCCAGTTAAACACCTATCTTATAGTGGTTCTGCCACAACTTATATAGTTTATAAAAGAATAGATAAGGATAGACAAAACTATTCTGATGATGAACCAGAAAGTGAAATACAGACATGGCAAGTAGATATTTTCTCAAAAGCATCTATTGAAGATACTTTTATAAATCAAGTAAATCAAAATATGGAATCAAATAATTTTGAATGGGCCTTAGAAAATGGCCCTGAGTATATCCCAGATATTCCAGAATATTGGGTTAGTATTCGTTATAATTTAGAAAGGAAGTGGAATTTAAATGGCTAGAGAAATAGGATTTAGAAAACCTTATGTAGCTCCTGTAACTGTTAATTCAGATACAACTTACACCGCTGGAACACCAGTAAAATTAGGAAGAGGTATAAATTGTACTGTTACTCCTTCACAAGAAATGGTTGAATTAGAATCAGATGATGGAGTTGAAGGTAAAATATATGGACCAGCTTCTTACGGAATCGAAGTGGAAGTAGATGATTTAACACCAGAAGTTCAATTAGTTTTATATGGTGGTCAAATTATAGATGGTATATATGTACCTTCAGACAATCAACAACCTAAAACAGTTGCATATTTAGATGAAGTATTATGTAGGGATCTTACTACTGGTACTGATTATTATAAGAAAAGAGTTTTTTATGTTGGAACATTTGGACAACCAACAGATGAAAACGGGACTAAAAAGAAAGCTCCAGATGTAAAATCAAAGACAATCTCAGGTACATTTGACTGTAGATTAAAAGATAATAGACCTAAAGCTGAACTATACGGAAATGCAGAAGATAAAGATGAAACTAAAGAAGCGGCATGGTTTACAGCAGTACAAGAACTTGGAACAGTAACACCTTAATTAAAAATTATTAAAGACTAGGGAAACCTAGTCTTTTTATTATAGGAGGAATTATGTCAAAGAAAAGTAAATTGGCACTACTTAAAAGGAAAACTGGATTAATTAAAATTCAAGATATAGAATTTAATGCAATTTTAGACATGAATGCAATCGAGAAAATGGAAAATGAACTTGGAAAAAGTTTTTTGGAAATAGTTAAAGATTTATCTGCTGAAGATAAACAAGAAGATAAAAAATCTAATAAAAAAGAAAATAAAGAAGAAGAAACTCCTAAAACTCCAATGATGGGAATGCTAAATACTATTTTAGCAGCTGTAATAAGCTCCGGAGAAGGCGAAGATTATACTTCAAAAGAATTAGCTCAATACATTACCCCTAAAGATCTTTCTTACATACAAGAATCTTTACTTACAATATTGTTTGATGGTATGTCCATGGCTACAGAAGAAAAAGAAAATACTGAGGGAAACCAGGAACCCACTCCAATAGTGAAATAGATTGGCAGTGGGTTTATTATAAATGCAGAAAAAAACTAAATATTTCAGATGAAGAATTTTGGATAAGTCAACCTAAAAAGTTATTTACACTTATGAAGCTTTATGATGAAGAACATGACAGAAACAATAATGAAAATGAAAATAAAGAAACTCTCCAAGGGCTTCCAGAAGATGATTAGGAGGTGAGCAAATGGCAACAACCTTAAGTGAATTAGTTGTTAAGCTTGGGATGGATTCTGTTAACTTTCAGAATGGGATAACAAGCTTAAATAGAAATATGAGAGTTCTTAAGTCTGAAATGGATGTAGCTAAGTCTAGTACAGATAGTTTCGGAAATTCAACAGATAGTTTAAAGAATAAAAGTGATATTTTAAATCGTCAATTAGAAGTTCAAAAGGCTAAAATAGACAATTTAAAGAGTTCTTATGACCAAAGTGTAAAAGTTAAAGGTGAAGACGATAAAGCTACTCAGGGACTTGCTATACAGTTAAATAAAGCAGTTGCAGAGTATAACAAGATGGAATCACAACTTAAAGATACTAATGATGCACTGGATAAGCAGAGTAGTAAATTTTATAAAATAGATGAATCTTTAAAAGTATTAGGTCCTAAGTTACAAGAGTTTGGCGGTAAGTTACAAAGCGTTGGTAAAACATTAAGTGTAGCAGTTACCGCACCAATAGTTGGATTAGGTGCCGCAGCAGTTAAAAGTTCTATTGATTTTGAAAGTGCTTTTGCAGGAGTTAGAAAAACAGTAGATGCAACAGAAGAACAATTTTCACAATTAAATCAAGGTATTAGAGATATGGCTAAAGAAATGCCTCCGGCTGCAAGTGAGATTGCAGGAGTTGCAGAAGCAGCAGGACAATTAGGTATAAAGACAGAAAACATTTTAGGTTTTACAAAGACAATGGTTATGTTAGGAGATTCTACTAATTTAAGTGCTGACCAAGCCGCAACAGCATTAGCAAGATTAGCTAATATTACTCAAATACCTCAAACTGAGTTTGACAGATTAGGAAGTACAATTGTAGCCTTGGGTGAACATTATTGCCCTACTACTTGGAAACAAGTAGCGTAAAATCGAGTAAAATCGGTAGATAATTAACGTTATTTTATTGAAATTAAGCATTGAAATAACTAAGTCAATACCGAGGTAAAATGCATAATAATATATGTATTCACCGTAGAGCATAGGAATTGAACCTGTTTATATAAAAGCAGAATATAATATTCCCAAGAGTACTCGACACCTTAACAATTAAATTGAAGGTGAAAATATATGCCAAACTGGAATAGAAAAGACTATTCGATGCAAATGAGGGAAACCTCCAGAGGTTAGGATAAAAAGCCTAGCGATAATAACAATTTGAATAATCTGGCTACAACCGAATCTGAAATTACTGACATGGCTTTAAGACTTGCAGGAGCTGGAAAACAAGTAGGATTAACAAATGCTCAAATAGTTTCTTTTGCAGGTGCTTTAAGTTCTGTTGGTATTGAGGCCGAGGCGGGTGGAAGTGCTTTTTCCAAGCTCATGGTGGAAATAGAACTTGCTACCGAAACAGGTTCTGATAAATTAACAGAGTTTGCAAATGTTGCCGGAATGAGCGCAAGTCAATTTAAACAAGCTTTTAAAGAAGATGCAGCTTCAGCGATAATTGCATTTATAAACGGTGTAGGAACAGCAGAACAAAGAGGCACAAGCGCAATTAAAGTATTAGATGATATGGGAATAACTGAAATAAGGCTTAGAGATTCTATACTAAGAGCAGCAGGAGCTGGGGACTTATTTAATCAGTCAATAGAAATAGGCAATAAAGCATGGCAAGAAAATACAGCATTGCAGAATGAAGCTAATCAAAGATATCAAACTACAGAATCAAGGCTTAAAATATTAAAAAATCAATTTGTCGATATAGGTTTGCAATTAGGTGAGATTCTAGTTCCTATATTAATGTCTTTTGCTGAAACTTTAAGTAAAGTGGCAAAATGGTTTAGTGATTTATCTCCAGCAGCTAAAAAAACTATTTTAGTTATTGCAGGAATTGCAGCAGTGGTAGGTCCAGTATTGGTACTACTAGGAAGTTTAATATCAATGGTAGGCGCAGTAATGGCGGTAGGGTTACCAATAGCTGGGGCAGTAGCTGGAGTTGTAGCAGGAATCGCGGCATTGATAGCTATTGGAGTAGCTTTAGTAGCAAATTGGGATAAAATAAAAGAAGGGGCATCAAATTTAGTACAAACAATAGGTACATTTTTTTCAGAATTATGGACAAATATCAAAGAAGGCTTTCAAGATGGAATGGAAAGTATAGGAACATTTTTTTCTAACATTGGAGAATCCATTTCTATATTTTTTACACAAACTATCCCTACACAATTTAATAATTTCATAGCATTTGTAGCTAATTTACCAGTAGTCATAGGGCAATATCTCTATGATTTATTTTTTGTTCAAATTCCCTATAACGTTGGTTATGGAATAGGGAATATGATAATAACTGTACAAACTGGAATAGCTAATGTTATTACTTTTTTCAGTGAATTACCTGGTAATGTAATGACGTTTTTAAGTAATACCTTAAATAATTTAATTACATGGGCAGAAAATTCAAGGAATAAGGCTTCCGAAGCTGGTTCTAATATGGTAAGTGCTGTTACTGGGTATGTTTCTAATATACCTATTAGACTATACGAATATTTTAGTAACGCTTTAAGTAACCTTAGTTCTTTTGCTATTGAAGCAAGAAATAGAGCTTTAGAAGCTGGAAGGAACATAGTTTCATCTATTGTAAATGAAATTGCTAATATTCCAAGCAGATTATATGATATGGGTTCTGATATTATAAGAGGATTAGTTAACGGCGTAAAAAATTCTTTGTCTAGTATAGGGAATATAGCTAAAACAATTGCTGATAAATTCGTCGGTGGATTTAAAGATGCTATGGGAATCCGTTCTCCTTCACGTGTAATGATGGAAATGGGAGAATATACAACCGAAGGTTATGCAATAGGTATATCAGACAAAAAGAATATGGTGTCAAAAGCTATAAACGGATTAGGAGCTATAGCTAGTTCAATAAACCCAACTATATCAACACCAAGCCTAGCAACCACTGGAGGATATGGAAGTTATAACACTGATTCATACACTTCAAACTCAACTAACCAAGGGGCTATATATAGATTTGAAATATCAATCCCTATTAACGGAAGAGAAATAGCTAGAGCTACAGTAGATATGACAGCCGCAGAACTAGAAAGAAAAAGAATATCTGATAATACATCAAGAGGGGTGAAATAATGTATTATAACTTAATAGATGGAATAAGCTGTAGAGAATTTGGACTTACAATACCCTCTAGGGTTATAATTCCTTTCTCTCAAAAAGATGTTGAATTAAAAGAAGTTGAAGCTAGAGATGGTTCGCTTACTTACGATAGAAAGCGTAGGAAAGATAGAACTGTCTCTATTAATTTCCAAACTATTGACTTTAACAATATGAACGAAAAAGCTAGAAATATTCAATCATGGCTAGAAGGTAAAGAATTAAAGTTTAGTGATGATTTTGATATTTTCTATAAAATTAAAAAAGTTGATATAGGAAATTTAGAAAGAACTTTAAGATACCATGGAAAATTTACAGTAGATTTTACAATTGATCCATACAACTATTTCGATAGTGGTAAAGAGATTATTGAAATATCTTCAGCTATAAATTTATATAATCCAGGATATTTTATTTCAAAACCTTTTATAAAAATAACTGGTGAAGGAACTATAAATCTAACTATAAATGGAAGAACTACAATAATAACTTCAGTAGCAAATTATATTAATATTAATTCAGATTTAGAGAAGGCCTTTAGAGACACGAATCAAAATCAAAACTATAAACTTAATAATTATCCTTATTTAGATAAAGGATTAAATGAAATAAGTTTTACTGGTACTGTTTCTAAAATTGAATTAACACCTAATTGGAGGTGATAAATTGATTACTATATATGAATCAAATGAAACTAACTTTAATAATTTAGGCTTACAAGTTCTACAACCAACTTTCGCACAACCAACATGCGTTGCAAATGGTCTTTATGAACTAGAATTAGACCATCCTTTAGATGAAGAAGGAAGATGGAAATATATACAGGAATTAAGAATAATTAAAGCTCCAACGCCTAATGGATTGCAGTTATTTAGAATATATAGAAAAGTTAAAACCATGTCTGAAATAACAGTTTATGCGAGACATATTTCTTATGATTTACTAGATAACATGTTATTAGATGTTAGACCTACTAATTTAACTGGTCAAAATGCATTACCATATATATTTAACCGAACATTAAATCCTCATAATTTTACTGTTTCTAGCGATATAACAACTGTAAATACAGCTTATTATGTAAGAAAAAACCCTATAGAAGCTTTATTGGGTGATGATGAAAATTCTTTTATAAAAAGATGGGGTGGAGAAATCTTTAGAGATAACTTTAATCTTTATATGAACAATAGAGTTGGTTCCGATAATGGAGTTAAAATTGCATATGGTAAAAATCTAGTAGCGTTAGAAGAAGATATGGATATGGATTCTGTAGTTACTAGAATAATTCCAGTTGGGTTTGATGGAATTACATTAAGTGGTACAACTCCTTATGTAGATAGTCCAAAAATAAATTCATATCCTCATATAATTGTAAGAGAAATTAAATTTGATAATATAAAAGTTAAAAATAATCCTAGCGATCCAGACGAGGAAGGTTATGCAACTTTAGCATTAGCGCAAGCAGCTCTAATTGCTGCAAGTAACCAACTCTTTGAAGACGGTATAGATATACCTCAAAAATACAGTTATAAAGCTGATATAGTGCTTTTATCACAAATGGAGGAATATAAAGATACTCCAGTTTTTGAAGATGTTTCTATGGGTGACACTGTAGTGATTCAACACGAAAATTTAGGAATTGATTTAGAAGCTAGGGTTGTAAAATGGGTTTATGATTCTATTGCCGAAAGATATGCAAGCATAGAACTAGGTTCATTTAATAAAGATTATATACAATCTAATAATGATATTTTAAATAAAGCTGAAGGTATATTAAATCAAAATGGAACCGTGAATACTGGAATGTTACAAGGCATAATTGACTTTGTTAATGTTTCTATGCATGCTATGGCAGATGTAGCAGTTAAACATAAGGAAAGAGCTATTTTATTTGAAGATAGAGATCCAGACAGTGATACTTTTGGTTGCATGTGTATAGGTACAAAAGGTTTTATGATATCAGATACATTAAATCCAGAAGGTACAGATTGGATATTTAGAACTTTTGGCACAGGTAAAGGCTTTATAGCTGATTTAATAGTAGCTGGGGTTATTTTAGGTAATAATATAAAAATAGATTTAAATACAGGGGAAATTGAGTTTAATAAAGGCACTATATCTGGTTTGAATTTACTTCTTAATTTAGATGAAGGAACTTTCAATTTTGCTGATAGATTAACTTTTGATGGAACAACCTTATCTTTAACAGGCGACTATACAACATATGATGCAGATACAGGAAATAAAGCCATAGAAATTACTAAAAGAATACAATCCTTTAAAGATTGGGATTCAAGTAATGAATGTGCAAGAATATTTTCCGGAAAGCTTATAGGCGAAGAAGACAAACGTGGGTTAAGTATAGTTGGTAGAAGTGGTAAATATATAAGCTTAGGATATGAAGATACTGGCGGGTTTCAACATGCAATATTTATAGATACTGGAGCATATGGTAATCTTGGCAAAGTAGATATAAAGAAAAGTACTAGGTTTTATGATGTTGTGAGAATAGATGGTGCTACAGATATTTATACACAATTAACTATGCATGGAGATATACAACCTTCTTTAGATGATGTATATGACGTTGGCCAATGGGGAATGTGTTGGAAGGGTATGTATTCATTTGCTTTTAATCAAGCTTCAGACAGAGCAAAAAAGTACAACATAAACGAGTTAGAAACAGACTACTCCTATGATGTTATAAAGAATTTAAAAGCTTATTTATATAAATATATACCTCCAGTAGTTACAGAAGATACTACAGAAGAAGAAAAAGCTAAAATAGCAGAATTGCAAGAATTAAATGAAAAAGAGTTCTTTGCAGGTGTCATGGCTGATGAAGTTCCTATTGAAATGTTGAATCACGATAACGAAAAGAGTGTAAATTTATATTCCTATACCACTATGCTTATGGGAGCAATGCAAGAAATGATGAAAAAGGTTGAAAGACTTGAAAATGAAGTTAGAAGATTAGGAGGGGATGTTTAGTGGCTTTACAACTTAATAATTATATAAATGAAAGTGGCGTTCCTGTAGCTTACTGGAAAATCACAGACTATCATCCACTATTGAAATTTAAAAGCGTTGATATAACCATGGGTGGATGGTTAGATAAAGATAAACATGATAAAGGTTATAGTCCAGTAGAAACTAAAAAGGTTAGATGTTTAGCGGATAAGTATGATACATATTTCTCAACCGAAACACTGGATAAAGAAACTAATCCATTAGAGCAGATCTATAAATTTACTAAAGAAAATAATGAATTCTTTGCTAATGCAGAAGATATTTAGAAAGGAAGTGGTTTTATGAATCCAATTATACATCCATACAAAATAGATCTTTCCAATAAATACACCTCAATTCCTAAATATAGATTAAAACAATATGATACTAATTCAAGAAAATTCGAGTTTACATTATTAAATCAATCCTTAGTATATGACCTTACAGGATTAACTGCGAATGCCTATTTTTATAAAGCTGATGGACATAAAGTTTATTCTCCTTGTACTATAGATAATGCTACAGCAGGAAAATTAAGTTTAATATTAACAACTCAAACTTTAACTTACCCTGGCAATGTGGAATGTGAATTAAGCCTATATGATACTACAGGAGGAGTTATAGCAACTATATCATTTACCTTTGAAGTATTAGAAGTTTTAAGAGATGATAATGCTATAGAGTCTACTGATGAATTTAGCGCATTAACTGAGGCTTTGGCATTAGTAGAAACTTGGAATCAACAATTTGAAACAAAATACAATGGGTTAGAAGCAGAATATGCAACTGAATTAACTACGGTTAAGTCGCAATTGGAAGAAACAGCGTACTATGTTAGTAGTTTTGGAGCTATTGGTGATGGAACTACCGACGATACTGTAGCAATACAAAATACTATAACTGCGGCAGGAACAGGTAAAAAGATTATATTTGAAAAAGGTAAGAACTATAAAGTATCTTCTACTATATTTGCACCTGTAGGTACTGTTATAGAACTTAATTATAGCCCTATAATTCCAGCAAGTGGAGGAACATTTACGAATGGGTTTGTATTTAGTTGCAATAGCTCTAATGTAAGCACATGGGATGAGCAATATCCTTATAAATTTGTTGAATTTAGACATTTAGTGAGTGATAATGTAAACTTAATAAACAATCTTAAACTTATATTTGCGGCATGTCCATTAAGAACAGTTGACGTATATTCAAGAAGATATTATCAAACAATCAAAACAGGTTCTCTATATATAGATTTATTTGATGTTAATTTTGTTATGGTTGTAGACCATATGTCACCAACAAACTATTCTATAGAAAAAGTTGGGCAAGGTGATTCCGTAACATTTAAAGGCGTACATTGTGTAAACTATTTATCAGAAGCTTACTTGAAGGGTGTTTCAGTAAGTGGTTCTTTAGGTTGCAGAATTGAAGGGTGTTTGAACGGAGACTATAAGATAAATAATTGTGAAAGTATTAGCTTTGATAATTGTCATTTTGAAAAAGGAAATATATTGCTTCAAGATAGTAGTGGAGAAATTAATAATTCATATTTTTGGAAAAAACCAAATGAATCATGCATTACATTGGTTGACAGTCAATTGCAATATAGCGGTCAGATTAATAGACCTTTTACATTAAATAATGTTACATTTAAATTAAAATATCAAGTATATTCATATAGTTCTGACTATGACGAAATAGATATATCATCCTATGCAGGAGAATTGATTTTAAATAATGTCTTTAGAGAGTGTGAAAGTTATGGTGCTCCATATGCATATGCCTATAATTCAGGGATTTCGCTTAAAACTGGTTCTGGTACAAATATTTTAAGCAACTCTAATAATTTAAATATAAGAAATAAAGTTGTAAAAAATGATAAAATTATAAACGGAGCTAATGATGATGGATATTATTATTTAAGTAATATAGGAACTTATGAAAATGCAAATATAGATTTTAAAGCATCCTTAACTACTTATTATTATAGAATTGCATCTATATTAGATAAAGGAAGGATGATGGGAGTTGTAAACAATTCTGGTGAGAAATCCATATCAGTAACAAACTCTCATTCATATGTAAAATTTGTATTTGGAAGTTCAGCTATATTCCTACCTATGATTAGAATATATAGAGGAACTTCTACTGGTGTATATGATAAATATGTTGATATACCATATCCAATGTCTAGGTCTTTATTTGATACAGGTGAAGATGTCAATGGTTTCGCATGGAAAACAAATGTTTCAAATACTGTTGATACTTTAAATGCTTCATATGCTTTTGAAATGCATGGTACGAATATAGTTTCTTATGGGACTGGAGTTCCAACAGTAGGAACATGGCTAAAGGCAGATAGAGCTAAAAATATGAATCCAAGTGCTAGTGGATACGAAGGTTGGATTTGTACAACAGCAGGAACTCCAGGAACTTGGAAAGGCTTTGGAGTAATTCAGTCCTAATAAATCGAATCTGTATACGAAGAAAATTAGTCGATTATAAATGAGAAAATTAATGCGAATTAGTGTGTATTAATACACACTAGTATATTTTGAAATTACATGTTGGGTATAATTATCTTAAGAGGTGATTATATGTCAGCAGTAAAAAGACAAAACATTACTATAGATCCAGTAGTGTTTGAAGAGTTTTGTAAATACGCAGGAAGAGAAGGGATAAAGATATCAACTTGGGTAACTATTAAGATGAAGGAGTTTGTTGAAGAAAAAAAGCTCCTGGAGGAAATAAAAAATAATAAGAAATGAGACATCCGAAAGGGTGTCTTTCAATTTAAACTTATATATAATAATTGATTCGTATTTGTAGCTATTAATATAGATTAGTGTAAAGTAAGTCATACCAATGGTTATAAGTGGATAAAAGGAATCAGAGAAAATTATTACGAACTTAGAGAGTAGAAATACTCTCTTTTTATTATGCAAAAAAGGAACTACTGGTGTGAAGCCTGAGTAGTTCCTTCAAAAGGTTACATTCGGTAAAGAATGTAGCTTAATTATACACGGATATATAGAAAAACAGATTAAATTTTAATTACAGAAAGGTTACAAAATGGTGTATGAATGAACATCGACGAAGTAATCAAATTATTGGAGAAAAACCAAGAAGAATATTTTAAACGCCTTGAAAAGATTATGAGAATGCAGACAATAAAATCTATTGTTAGGACAGTATGTTTGTGCATTGTAGTGGTAGTTTATTTATTTTTGTATTTTCACACGCCTTATCTTACAAAAAATTACGTTGAAAATGGTGAAGGTAACGTCTATCAAGATGTGCAAAATGTAAATGGAAACTTAGGAGGTGAGGATTAGTGTTGGAGTGGATTAAAAAGATATTACTGCCTCGTGGCGGAGTAGGTGGAATAAAAATATTACTATCAAACTTGTTTAAATCTAAGAAAGACAAGGAGAAATAAGATGGAAAATTATGAAGGAAGAATTAGTCGATTAGAGGAAAGAACTATCAAGATTGAATCTAATACAGAGCAAAATACAAAAGATATTTCAGAAATGAAAAGAGATATGACTTCTTTTAATAAAGAACAGGTTAAGACAACTATAGAAATGACTGAGATTAAAGGAGATATAAAAGCTATATTAAGTTCTGTCAATGTGCTGAATGATAATTGGAAAGACTTTGATAAAACGCAAAGAGACAATGCAAATAAAATTAGGTTGCAAATACTAGGAGTTATAATTACTAGTATTGCAGGCATTGTTTTTACTTATTTTAAAATGAAATAAAAAGGGGAGATTATTATGGATTTTGTAAAATACATCACTGAAAACGCATTAGTTTTAATACCTGCATTATATGTATTGGGAATGATTTTAAAGGGAACTGAGAGAATTGCAGATAAGAATATACCTTTGATATTACTTCCACTTGGGATTTTAGGATCAGTGGCATTGGGTGGATTTACTGTACAAGCAACTATTCAAGGGATACTAGTAACAGGAGCAGCAGTATATAGCAATCAACTAATGAAACAACTTAAGAAAGATGAATAGGTGATAATATGCATATAATAGATAAGAATTTAAAATTCGGAGATTTAAGCAATAGAACATGGACAAGTAAGATTGTATACCATCATGCGGATTGGGATAATTGTACGGTTGAAGATATTCATAGATCACATATTAATAGAGGATGGAGCGGTATTGGTTATCATTTCTTTGTAAAAAAAGATGGTTCAATATATCAAGGCAGAGTTTTAACAGCAATAGGAGCTCATACGCTAGGTCAAAATTCAGATAGTATTGGAATATGCTTTGAAGGTAAATTCACCGTAGAACAGCCTACAGATGCTCAATTAAATAGTGCTAAAGAATTAAGATCATACTTAAGAAGCATTTATGGAGATATAAGAGAATATGGGCATAAAGACTTTATGTCTACAGACTGCCCAGGATCATTTTATAACTATATAGGTTCTCTTTGTTCAGGTACTCCAGTAAAACAAGAAGTTCAAGTTCCAACTCAAAAAGCTACATGGGAATACTATATCGATGGAGATATAATAAAAAGATTCCAACATGAGCTTAACATTCAATTTAACAGAGGATTAGATGAAGATAGCTTCTTTGGAGATTTATCCATTAAAGCTACCCATGGAATAACTGTAAGCAGAGGTGCCTATGGTAATATAACTGGAATAATACAAGAAAGATTAAAAGCTTTAGGATATTATAAAGGTGCTATAGACAATGATTTTGGTAAATTAACTGAAGCAGCAGTTGAACAATTCCAAAAAGATAGAGGATTAACAGCTGATAAAATAGTGGGAACTAATACATTCTCAGAACTATTTAAGAAATAATTATAAGCCTAGGGATTAATTTCTCTAGGCTTGTTTTATTTTAGGATAATTTGTCGAATATATTGCTTGTCTTATTTTCTCATAATATACTTAAAATTGAATAATAACTTTAAGATAATAAGGGGAGATAATTAATGGCAAAATTAAAACAATGTAAAGCATGCGGAGAAACTATTTCTAAAAGTGCAAAGGTATGTCCTAAATGTGGACAAAGAAACGCAGGAGGGTGTTTAAAGGTTCTAGGGATTGGAATAGGTATAATATTATTCCTTGTGATACTAGGTGCTATATTCGGCGATAAAACACCTAAAGAGGATAAAGCAGCAAAGCAAATTGAGGAACAGACAAAGAAATATGAAATCCTAGAAGAAAAAATAGAAGGAGATCAATACACTAGATACGTAGTAGGTAAAATTAAAAATAATTCTGGCAAGGATAGGTCTTATCTACAGATTGAAATTAATTTGTATGATAAAGATGGAAATCAAACAGGCAGTACTATGGATAATATCAACAACCTTGAAAAAGATGGAGTATGGTCTTTTAAGGCAATGATATTTGATAAAAACGCAACGTCTTATAAGATTAAAGAAGTAACAGGATTCTAAAGCAAAAAGCTTGTTAGTAGAGTATTCTATTTTAACAAGCTTTTTATATTTAAATAAGTTTCTTTATTTATTATATTTCCTTTTTCCCAATAACGTAGAGTAGAATGAGGAACATTTAATATGTTGGCCGCAGCTCTTAAAGATAATTTATTTTTACTTCTCCAACTCTTAAAATATTCGGAAGTATCTTGTAATATAAATTTATAGTAATCATCTAAAGGGAATTTATATATATCAAAAACCTTGTTAAGTTTTAACAAAGTATCTTTAGAAAGTATGTGATTGTCTTTTTCTATGCTATCAATAAATGACCTTGATATTCCAGTAAGCTCGGATAAATCTTGTTGAGATAAATTCTTTTCAATCCTATAATATCTAAGATATTCCCCAAAAGTTTCTTTATTAATTGTATTTGCTTTTTCAACTTTAATAATTGTGTTTTGTCTACTAGAGCAGATGCTTGTATCAACAAACTGCAATGTATCATTTAGTTTTTTTTAGTGTCTCCAAACAAAGTTATGTTAATCTCATTTTCTTCAGAATACCAATCAATCCTATCTATTAAGGTATTTAGTATTTTCTTTTTATCCTCATTATCTAAATTATCTATTTCTTCATAGAATTTCTTTATATATTCTTTTAATAGATCTATATTTGCTTTATGGTTTTCCATTTCTTTATTTTTAAAGTTTATTTCTTCAAGTTGTTTAGTAGCTTCAATAATATCTTTTTCTAACTTCTCGATTTCTTCTATGATATATTTAGATGCTATAGAATTACTATTTTGAGAAAGTTGATTAACTAAATTTTTAATAGCTGCTTTCTTATCATCTATAGATTTTTCGAGATTATTTATTTCAACTTTATTATTAGTATTTTTAACTAAATTTTTATCCAAGTCTTTTAATAACGTGGAATCATCTTTTGCATATGTTTTTATTTTATCTATAACAGCTTTTTCTATAAGGTTTGAATTAACATTTTTAGAACTACATCTAATGCCTTTAGAGTTCATTTTAAGGGTACAAGAATAATAATATAGTTTAGTACCATCTTTTCTTAATGGACCATGCACAATGCCCATACTAGAACCACAATCACCGCATCTTAATAAACCTGTTAATATCGCCTTATTAGTTTTACCAAGTCTAGGTGCTTTTGATTTATTATCCTTTAATGTATCTTGAATAGATAACCATATATCAGCATCAATTATCCCTTCATGTTTAGCTACGGCCGCAATCCATTCTGACATATTTCTAAACTCAGTACCTTTTTTCTTATTATAAGTTAATATAGCGTGTTTATTATCCATTTTACCTACACAAACAACGCCAAGAGAGGTTAAATAATCTTTAACCTTATCATTGGCTTTTACGTAAGTTGGACTTGTTAGAACGCCTAATACAGCCTTTGTATTCCAGTTAGAATTATTCTTAGTTTTAAAGTTATTAATTAAAAGATAAGTTGTAACTTGTCTTAAGGATTTTAATTCAATGTATTTATCATAAATCAGTTTAACAAGCTTAAGTTCTTCTTCTAGCGGAGATAATTTATACATAGTTCTTTCTTTAAAATTTTCATCAAGATAAACTATTTGCTCACTTTTAAAGCCAAGGGGAGTTTGTCCCCCTAGCCAACGACCTGTTTTAGCAAGTTCAAGCATATTATCTCTAACACGTTCAGCAATAGTCTCACGCTCCATTTGGGCGAATACAGCCGATATATTCATTACAGCTCTACCCATTATAGTATTAGTGTTAACATCTTCAGTTACAGATATAAAAGTTATGTTCTTTTCCATCAATACTTCTACAGTATCGGAGAACCTACCAACATTTCTTGCTATTCTATCAAGTCTATAACATATTAATACTTCAAACTTCTTTTCTTTAGCATCTTTCATCATTTTAGAAAAGGATGGTCTATCTATATTCTTTCCAGAAAACCCCTCATCTTCATATTCTAAAAACTCAATATTTTCCCCAGGATATTTATATTTGATATGATCCTTGCAAATTTGGATTTGATTATCTATAGATTCACCTTTACCAGTAAATTTACTTTTACGAGAATATATCGCTACTTTCATTTATTTCCTCCATAAAGTCCTTATGATACTTTTTCATAAGATAGCATTCACTAAAGTTTATTTGTCCCATCATGGCGTTACAATATTTAAGTCTATTTACAAACATGCACATTACAGATATAGGGCATTGGCCGACTAATTCTGATATCTTTATCATTTCTCCTATGGACATATGTTCTAAATTAATCCCCCTTTCCCATCTACTTACTTTAGATTGACTTACTCCCATTTTTTTTGCTAGTTCTTCTTGCGTTAATCTTAATCCTTTTCTTATGTATTCCAATTTTATTCCTCCGTATTTCGACAAAATAATAATCAGAGGAATTATACATTATTATTAAAATAAATAATACTAGAAAATAATTACAAGAAGTTTTAAGCGTGTGTTAATTTGTCGGAATTATTCACGGCATGCATAAAAATTCGTAGTATAATTATGTTAATGAAATAACAAAGGGGTTGTTTTTATGAAAAAAACTGATAAATCTAAAAATATAGTCCAAGCTGTTATTCTTATTAATTCTCTATTGTCTACTAATTCTATTGATATAAGTAAAATTATTCATCTTCTGCGTTCTTGATATTTTTCTCTATTTTTGCATCTAAACGAATAGCTTCTTCAAGTAGCTTCACGAGACTAGGTGTCATTTCAAAATCTTCATTTATTAAATTATTTGAACGTAATTTCGCTAGTAAAAGAGCTGCTACTTGAGTTTCTTCGTTATGCATATTATTTTTCTTTAGTATTTCTTCTATCATTTCATATATATTTTTTTCATTATCTTCTTCTGTATTTCTAGTTAAATCATCTATAGTACAATTTAATCCAAATGCAAGTCTTTCAATTACATCAAACGAAGGGTTATCGTAAACACCTTTTTCGATTTTATTAATATATACATTACTCACTTTAGTAATTCTATATAGATCCATCTGAGAAATATTCTTTTCTTTTCTTATTCTTCTTAAATTATCACCTATTATAGACATAATGATCCTCCTACTTTATAGTATACGCTAAAAATAATATATCACAAAAAGTTTTTAAATTAAAGAAAATTAAAGGTTTAAAGCGTAAATAAAAGATAATTGGCATTAACTTTAAAATATACTTTAAAATAGGCTTTTACTTTATTTAAAGTATGCTTTAATATATAGACATGGACAAGGACACAACAAAATGAAATGAGGTAAAGAACATGTACAATGACAGCTGAGCTTATCAGAAACATATGAGGGTTTTTATTTAACGATTGGGGAGGATTACTAGTGCAAATACACAGAAACAAATTCTATTACATTATTTTAAGAGAGGATTGATTAATATGTTAAAGGTGATTAGATTATGAGAGAATGGTTTAAATGTGAATGTGGTAGGAAACTAGCAATGATAGACAATGACCATGAAATACAAGGTGTATATGTTAAATGTACAGGTTGTAAAAGAGAAGTAGAAATAAATAACGTAAAGTGCCGGAAGTCAGAACCCAGTTCAACAATGTTGAGAGAGGTCAGAACTCAGAGCCATTTAGTTACTCGTGCAAATTGAGCATGAGAGCTGAATGGCTCTTTTTATTTTGGCTGAAAGGAGGTGTGGGATGTGAGTTTAAGACAACTTTGTAAAGACAGAGGATATACTTTTACAAAACTATCAGAAGAAGCAAATATATCAATACCATATTTATCAAGACTTAACACTGGGTTTTATTCGAACCCAAGTACTGACGTTTTAGAAAAGATTAGTACAACAATAAATGCTTCTACAGATGAAGTTATAAAAGCAATTAGAGGATAGGAGGAATGAGTTTGAACTTACAAATATTTAAAAATGAACAATTTGGAGAAGTAAGATGGCTAGAAATTGAAAATAAAGTTTATGCAGTAGGAATTGATATAGCAAAATCATTAGGTTACAAAGATCCAAATAGTGCAATTAAAAGACATTGCAAGGGGTCGGTGAAACGCCTAGTCCCTACCAATAGCGGTGAACAACTAATGAATTGCATAGCCGAAGGCGATATTTATAGGTTAGCTGCTAAATCTGAATTACCTGGTGCTGATAAATTTGAATCATGGATATTTGATGAAGTATTACCAACTATAAGAAAAACTGGCGGATATGTAAATAATGACGATCTATTTGTTAATACTTATTTGAAATTTGCAGATGATGGAACCAAATTAATGTTCAAACAAACTTTAGAAACTGTAAGAAAGCAAAATGAGTTGATAATAGAGCAGCAGAAATCTATCGAACATAAAGAGGGCGTAATAATCGCTTTAGTAGATAAAGTTACTTTAGCAGAAAAGAGACAGATTTTAAATAGGGTTGTTAGATATAAAGGAGCAAACTTCCAAGAAAGATGGAGAGAACTTTATAGACAATTTGAAATGAAGTATCACATAGACCTAACAAGAAGATTTGAAGCTTATAACTTAAGTAATAAACCTAAAATGAAAAGCAAAATTGACTATATAGATAAGGTTATGGATAAAGTATCAGAACTTTATGAGATAGCTTGTAAGCTTTATGAGAATGACGTAAAAGAATTAGCAAGAAATTTATACGATATAGCGTGATCCTTGAAAACTTAATAGAACCAAATCTAACTCAATTTCATATAATACAACAACATTTTTTCGGGGGATATTATGAAAAGAGAAATTAAAGTTAATGTCAAAGAACTAAGCGAAGAAGGAAGAGAAAGATTTAACAGAAAAGCTTCAGAAGTTTTTGCAGAGATATTAATAAAAAAATTTGGACAAGAGACAGTTAAACAAGCACTGGAGGAATTAAAAGGCTAGTATAGCCTACTAAAGAAATTTTACTTAACAATAATTATGTTTGGAGGATATAAACAATGATTAAGAAAAAAGATTTATTAATGTTTTTAGGACTAGTTGAAAATAAGGCGATTGGAAGTGTTACTTTGAAATACAAACCTTTAATTGATGCAGCAGAAAAGAAAGCACTTGAACCTTATCAATCAAAAATAGATTCTATTCAAAAACGAATCAATTCAATATTTACAGATGTTCAAAATTTAGTTATTCCAATGAAAGAAGATAAAAATACAGGTTATTCAGTTGGATATAATAACTCAGTTGAAGGAATGTTAAGAAAACTTGAAGGCGTTAAAGCAGTAGAACTAATCCTAAGTAACTGCGACTTTGAAAACTCAACAAGTTTAATATATGCAGAAAGAGATAAGGAAATAAAAGAAGTTAAAGATAACTACAAGAAAGTCAGAGTAGTTTGTGAAGGATTAGAAAACGGAAAGAAAGTAGCAGAGTATTTAAAAGGTTTAGGATTCGATTTATCAAACCTAGAAAAAGAAGAACAAACAGCTTTAGTTGCAGATATAGACAAGTCAAAATTATTCGTATGTGGAGACAATAAATAAGAATGTGATGGAGGGATAGAGGATGAAATATAAGTGCGTATCAGGCTTTTCAGTATTTTGTGTGGATGATAATGGTTTTTCTATAGAAAATAAATATTTTGATGTTGAAAAAGATACTATATGGGATTTAGATGATGGTGAAGACAAAATGATTGGCGGAGAAATAAAACTTGAAAGAGAAGTTGACGAGAAAACTTTCCAGTGGATTGAAGTTACAAAAGAAACCTTTAAATCATGTTTTGAAGCAATTTTAGAGAGTGAATCTAATGAATGATGAAATAGAAAGAACTACAAACATTGCTTTAGATGAAATACAAGGTGCAACAAGACGAGCTATAAGAAGAATTAATTCAGAAGGAAAAGAGCCTAAGCCTTTGAATTTAGCAGATGTATTAAAGAAAGGATTAATCCTATTGCTACTAATTACATTTGGTCTTAGAGGGTTTAAGGTGGATTTAAAAGGCGTTTTCGATTTATTTAAGTATTTTAAATAAGGAGCTGAGAAAACAATGACTAAAGAAGAACTTATGAAAATAAATGAAAAACTAAGTATAGAACTTGTATCAAGTAAAGATGAACGTAGAGAAGAAATATTAAATGAAAAGTTAGAAATATATAGAAAGTTGAAGGAGGAAGATTATGAGGATTTACTATAAAGACCCAAAAGCTTTTGAATTACTAGTAATCATGAATGGATATACCCATAGTGCTTTATCTAAGAAAATTGGCAAGAGCAGACCGTACTTAAACAAATCCTTATCACGAGGAATTATAGGAGCAGATGCAGCAAAGAAACTTATAGAGGTTTTAGATGGAGACTTTGACGAGATATTTGAGGGTAGGGAGGATTAAAGATGTTTAATTCAAAGCAAATAGAACTTTTCAGTATCCTATATATGAAGTATAACAATGAAGCATTTACAGCTAAGGATTCTATAAAAGAACAATATAAACTTGGTAAAAGAGATATGATTAAAGATTTAGTAACAATATTTAATGGTGAAGAAGATGCTAAAAAGTTATGGAGTAAAGAACTATCAGTAGATACAAAGAAAGATAAGGAGGATTAATCGTGTTAGAAATAGGACAAGAGATTTATGAATATAGAATCAAACTTGATTTTATTGAAAATGAAGCCACTAAAAAAGTCATGACAAGTAAAATAATAGGATTAAATGAAAAAGTCTTTTGTATAGATGATGAAGATTTTTCAAGAATTAGTATAAAAAAAGATCCCTACAAACTTAATCCATCACTGTCAATACCTAATTGTTATCATTTCAAAAGTGAAATTTGTCAAAGAGATAGACTTGAAGGGTATATTTTTACAGCTTCTAAAATGAAGAAAAAACAATTTTTAAGAGTTAAGAAGTGCTTAGAGGCATATATAGATAAGAATTTCAGCAGATATATAAAAACTGATTTACTAGACAAATTAGAGATTTAGGAGGATTAAACAATGAAAGTAGGAGTATACAGCTACAAAGGGAAAATTAAAGGGTTAAAAGCTTATTTAGAATCAATTATAGAAGGTGAGGATAAATGTGTGAAATAACTGAGTTAAAACAAGAAAAAGTAACTTTCAGCTGCAAAGTAACAAGGCAAGATCTTATCGAGATTACATTCGATATAAACCCAACCACATTAAAAAATCTTAACAAAATACAAGCTAACTTAAACATTGAAGGTAAAGAAAATCTACCAGAACTAGCTAAATATATAGCTGAACAATTCCAAGATGATGTAACAGAATTTGATGGTATTGGAGCTATAAAAATAGATGATGTTGAATCAAAGAAAGATGTTAAAGGAATAGGGATTAAGGTAATACAAAGTTGCGATAGAAAAACAAGAGTAATGAGGTGTTAATATGAAACAAGCAAATTTAGTAGGATTAATAAAAAAGTTAGCAAAGAAAGAAGGACACGATAATGCAGATAGTATTATTTGTGGAATGATGTTAATTCATAAAGACTATTTTTCTCTAAAAAAAGCAATAGAAGAATATTTAAGGAGTGAAGAACAATGATAGGAAATTTAACAAACCAAGAAGCTTATAGATTAATGCAAATAACAATTAAAAACTATGTTCCAGGATGCAATGAAATAGAATGTGCTAAAAAATCAGTTAAAGAATTTCATGAAGAAATTAAGAGGTAGATTATGAGTGATAGATTAGAAGTTTTAAAAAGAAATATCAAAAGTTTAGATGATGTTAAGGCTTATGTAGCAGGATTAATTTGTTATATACAAAGTCTAGAGAATAAAATTAAAAACTTAGAATGTGAAAATCAGCAATTAAAGAAAAATGGCTTCATTGAAGATTAAGGAGAAGATCATGGATATTAATACTGAAATAGAGATAACAAGAGAAAAACTTTATAAAAGCATTGACGATTATGGTAGGCAGCATATAAACACTATTGAGATAAATTCAGAGTTAGACAGGCTAGTTAATAAGGCTATGAAAGAACAGTGCCCAAGATGTGGACTTAATAAAAAGAAATGTGAATGTTTAATCACTAAGGAGGTTTTAAATTGAGAGAATACACAGATTCAGAAGTTGTTAAATTGCTTCAAAATAATCCTAAACTAGAATTTCAAGACGAAACTGGTGGAATAGCTCTTGTGGATAAAGAAGGAATATTAATTTATGAAAAGTTAGGCATAGATTATCCATTGGTACTTTCAGTTATAGAGAGCAAATGGATACTACAACAACAATCCAAAAATTTCCTTGATATATCTGATGAAAAACTATGTACAAAACCTGTAAAAGTTATTCATCCCTATCTCAAAAGTGAAAGATTCTTAACTCAAAATCGTTTACCAGTTCATATAGAAATTATACGAAACTGTATTTTTAATGATGGTTATGTGTTCTTAAGCAATCTTTTAGAGTTATTTGGTGTCTTATTCAATTCAGAACAGATTGCAGAAATCTTAAAATATGGAGAATGGTATTTGGAGGAGTAAAAAATGATTAGATATTACGAACTTATTGGACAAAGAATGGTGTGTCAATTGAATTTTAAAAAAGGATTTATCCCAACCAATGAATATGTTTCAAATTATATGAAATGTGAAGTTAGAGAAATCAGCAAGAAAGAGTTTTTCGAACTATCTGAAAAGTTTACAAATGAGGAGTAGTTATGAAGTATAAAATAACTAAATTCGATTACTTTATAAGTCTTATAGCAATATTACTTTTATTCTATGCTATGTATCAATTAACAGTAAATTAAGGGAGGTAAATTAATGGCTTGTAACTGTATAAATGAAACCATAGATTATGTGAAAAACAATCTATCTACTAAAAATGAAGAATGGAAGGATAGAAATATAACAGATGTAGACTTTTCAAATGTAGCATGGTTCTTTGATGGTTCTGGAAAAAGACTTTATTCACCAATGACTATAGAGTATGATGCTTTAAATAAAAAAGGTGAGCTTAAGCACAAGAAAGAAAAGTCAAATATGAATTACACTTATTGTCCATTCTGCGGGAATAAATATGAGGAAGAAAAGAAGGAGGCTTAAAGGAAATTGGAAACTCAGGAAATAGAATACGATTGCTATGGGAGGATGAAATATAATCCAGAGTTTCACGCTAATGATGGGAAAACATGGTCAAAAGATGATATAGATTATCTTATAAATTGGTACGATATTATCGGTCCAGAAGAAATGAGTTTTGCACTTGAAAGAACAATCAAAGCAATACAACAAAAAGTTTCTGAACTTAGAAAAAAGAAGATGTTAGGACTTGCAACTTACAATATGCATAGCAGGATACAAGGTGGGAAGTTATGAGCAATAAAAAAGACTGCCTAAGCAGCCAAAAATTAAAATCCAAGTTAAATATAACAGAAAAAGACTATAAATACAACATTCAAGATGGACAGATATACAGAGAAGATAATGGATTAAATATAGAGATAGAACCATTAGAGATTAGAAAGAAATTGGAGGAATGATTATGGAAATAAAATACAAAGATAACTTTATAGGCTTATTAAAATGCACTGAAAGAGAAAGCGTAGATGATCTTATTGATTATATAGAAGAACATGGTTTCTTTGAAGCTCCATGCTCAGGGCAATATCACTTATGCAAAGAAGGGGGACTATTAGAACACAGTTTAAATGTATGTAGTACAGCCCTAACGCTAAACAATACTTTAGATACTGGTATAGATTCAAATTCAATAATAATAGTTTCTCTCCTTCATGACTTAGGGAAAATAGGACAATTTGGAAAACCTAACTATGTTCCTAACATGATATCAGATAGAAAAGGTGGCTTTATACAGTCTGAAAAGAAACCTTATGAAACTAATAAAGACTTATTACCAATACCTCATGAGATTAGAAGTATTCAGATAGCATCACAATTTATTGAACTTACTGAGGAAGAAAACTTTGCAATACTTCATCATAACGGATTATATGGGGATTTAAAATATCAACTTAGTGGTAAAGAAAGACCACTTCAAATGTTACTCCATTTTGCTGATATGTGGGCAAGTAGAGTTATAGAGAAGGGAGAATAATATGGATAAGTTTATTATAAGAGATATTGAAAATTTAAGCAAAATTAGGATTTTAGATAAGTATTTAGTAGGACATAAAGGATTTGCAGCAGGAGGTTGTTTTAAGAATATATTCAGTGATGAAAAAGTAAAAGATGTTGATTTATTTTTCAATTCTGAACTTGATTTCAATGAAGCTAGGAATTGCTTTAGAGACAATGAGGATTATATGGATCATTATGAAAATCCCAAGGTTGTGTCTTATAAAAATACTAAAACTGGAGTGTGTGTTGAGCTGATAAGAACAATCTTTGGAACTCCAGAGAAAATAATAAATAGTTTTGATTTTACTATAACTAAATTTGCTTATTACAAGGAAGAAGTTAAAGACGAAGATGATGAATTTGGAGAAAATTCTCACATAGAAGAAAAAGTAATTCATCATAAAGATTTCTTTGAACATCTTTTCTTTAAAAGATTGGTAATAGAGGATGAATTAAAATTCCCTATAAGCACATTTGAGAGGTCATTAAGATATAAGGGTTATGGATATTCACTATGCAGAGAAAGTAAAGCTAGATTAATTGATTGTATAAGAAAAACAGATAATGAAACTGATAGCATAAGCAAAAGTTTATATGATGGAATGGATTAGGAGGAAAATATGGAAAATTTAAAGATATATGATCAAGTTAGAGAAGTACCAAAAGAAGCAAAAAAAGATATTCAAGCAGGGAGATTAAAAGGGAAAACAGATATCAACCCTATGTGGAGAATAAAAAAACTAACTGAGATATTTGGAGTATGCGGGATAGGTTGGAAATATGTAATAACCAAGCAATGGATTGAACATGGCGGAAAAGATGAAATAGCAGCTTTTGTGAATATAGACCTTTTTGTTAAAAGTGATGGAGCGTGGTCTGAAGCAATACCAGGAACAGGAGGAAGTTCTTTTGTAGCTAATGAAAAGAACGGACCATATGTAAGTGATGAATGTTTTAAGATGGCCCTTACAGATGCTATATCAGTTAGTTGTAAAGCTCTAGGATTTGGGGCAGATGTTTATTGGGACAAAGATTCTACTAAATATGATAGAGCAGGAAATAAAAGCACTTCTCAGTCACGTACAGGACAATTGGCAACAAGCAATGCAAATACACCAAATACATCTACAGAACCTCGCACAATGGCTAATAACAATCAGATAATGAAATGTAGTGCATGTGATGATGATATAACAGAAAAAATATATAACTACTCAAAATCTAACTTTGGAAAACCTCTATGCTTTAAATGCCAAAAAGGAGGTAAATAAATGGGATATTTAAACCTAAATGGAGCTAATGAAACAGAAGTAAATTTAAGACAATTAGGAGGTTTCACATTCAATCTTATAAGAATTTCAGATACTCAAAATGATAATACACTTGAATATGAAATAACTGACGAAATGCATGTAGAGACATTTAATGAAAGATGCAGAAAATTAAATCTTCCTATCCCTAAAGAACTTGAAATAGAGAATGAAAAACTAAAAGAAGAAAACTCTAAACTACTAGATACAATCGAGGAAATAAGAAGTGAGAAGAGTGATTGGCATCAAAGATTTTTAGATGAAAAGTACAGGAGATGATTGAATGGCTCAAAAAAGAATGTTTTCAATGAAAATAGTAGATACAGATTTATTTTTAGATATGCCCATTACTGCAAGACTTCTTTATTATGACCTAAATATGAGAGCTGATGATGATGGATTTGTTGGCTCTCCCAAGAAAATACAAAGGATGATAGGTTGTTCTGATGATGATATGAAGTTATTGATAGCCAAACAATTTATTATACCTTTTGAAAATGGAGTATGCGTTATAAAACATTGGAGAGTTCACAATTACATTCAAAAAGATAGATACAATGAAACGCTTTATATGCATGAAAAAAAACAACTAATTGAGAATAAAGGAACCTATGAAATATCAGATGTCGAAAAAATGGACACAGAATGTACGCAAAATGATTCCATTTCGGAAGCACAGATAAGATTAGATAAGATTAGATTAGATAAGGTTAATAATAAGATGAAAAAAGAAGAAGTTGAAAAGAATAAATATGCTGATTATGTATCTATGACTACTAAAGAATATGAAAAGTTAATAGAACAATATGGAGAACCTATGACAAAAAGAATGATTGAAATATTAGATAACTATAAAGGTTCTAGTGGTAAGAAATATAAAAGTGACTATAGAACAATATTAAATTGGGTAGTAGAAAGAGTAAAGAAAGAAGGATTAAACTCTAATACCAATAATTATATCTATGACTAGAGGTGATTAAATGAATGTAACTCCAGATACTTTATTCAATTCAGATTTAGAAAGAAATATTCTAGGGGGAGTTATGCATGATAATAACTTACTAGATGGATTTATAGAATTCCCCTTAGATACTTTCTATGAAACAAGACACCAAGAACTATTTAAGATATTCAAAGATTTTAGGAATAAACAAACTAATATAGATATGGTTTCACTAGCCACTTATATATCTAAAAATAAACCTAAAAACCTCACTGTAACTTATGTAGCTGATTTAACTAATAGTATAACCACAAATTCAAATTTTAAAACACATCTAAATTTATTGCAGGATTATTATTACAAAAGGCAACTTAAAGATTTGATTTATAAAGAAATAGACTTTACTAATAATGCTGATGAAATAAAAGATAAAATGCTAACTAAGTTAAATGAAATATATCAAGATGAAAAAGTAGAACAAGATATGATAGATTATTTAGCGGATTATTTGCAAAAGATTTATGATCCTAATGTTGAGGTTGGAGTTTTAACAGGGTATAAAAAGCTAGATGAACAAACGAGAGGATTTAACAAAGGAGAACTTATTACTATAGCCGCTGCAAGTGGAATAGGAAAAACAACTTTAGCTATGAACACAACATTAAATCAAATCAGAAATGGATATAAAGTTTCGTTTTTCACTTTAGAAGTTCCCAAGGAAGAGATAATAAATAAGTTTATGGCGAATATGTGTTCATTGCAATTTAAAGCAATAAGAACTAAAAATCTTTCTGAACTTGAAAAAGAACGTATAATAAATGCTTTAAATTTCTTAAGCACAAAGAAATTCGACATATACGAAGCGAAATCTAATATCGAGTATATTTGTAGCCAAATAAGAAAAGACAAGCTTAAAACCAATATAGATATAGCATACGTTGACCTTATAAACAGGGTTACAAGTAAAGAATACAAAACTAATAACAGATCAGAGTTTATAGGTTATTTAACCAGGAGATTAAAACTACTGGCATTAGAATTAAAAATACCTATAGTCATTACAGCTCAAATTATAAGAACTGTAGAACAAAGACAAGATAAAAGACCAGAATTAGCAGATTTAAAAGAATCTGGATCAATAGCTGAAGATAGTGATTTAGTAATAGGACTTTATAGAAACAGAAAGCTTGAAGATAAATTTGTCAGAGATGAATTATCAAGAAGTGGAAAGTTAAACTGCAGTTCCAAAAATCCAGATGAAAACCCTGATAGGATAGAAGTTTTATTATTAAAAGCAAGATATGCTAATGCGGCAAGATATTCAATGAAATGGGATGCAGATACTCAAAAAATAACGGAGGTGTTTTGATATGTGGGAAAAGCTTTATGCAGCTTTAAAATTAACAAGGCAAGATAATAATATTCCGCTAACAATAGAAAGTCATATCCAAAAGATAAATAGTTTAATAACCATTGAAGATATAGAAAATATGAAATCTGATGATGTTAAAGAAGCGGTTATAAATTACCTTCAGGCAATAGTACCAAGCATGAGAAAGTGATTAATTTAAATTGGTATTAGGAGGTGATTCATATAACTAAAATAAGCAATGAAACAATAAAAGAAATAACACAAGGTTTTATCGACACAGATTTAAGTTTAACAGCTTATTCAAGAACTGTTCACTATAATTACAACACTGTTAGAAACTATATAGAACAATGTGAGTTTATAGATAAACCTCTTTGGAAGAAAGCTAAAGTTAAATTAGATTACAAGAAAGACAGAACTAAATATGCAAAAAGATTATGTGTAACTAAATTAACTCAGCTTGGCAAAAATGAAATGACTAAAACAGAATTAAAAAATTGGGCACTAGAAAACATTGAAGATGTGCTCAGCGTTGGAGAAATAATAAAGATTGCTGAGAAGCAAGGAATTAAGGTTATAGGAGGATAGAAATGAGAGAAATTAAGTTTTTTGCATGTACACTAGAAGGGATTATAGAGGCTGAAAGCGTTGATTTTGAATGTAAATGTGCGACTTATCACAACATCTTGGGAGAAAAAGAAATATTTGATATAAGAGTATTTCCATTAATGCAATGTACTGGAGAAAAAGACATTGATGGGAGAGAAATATGCGAAGGACACATTATAAAGTGTGATGGTCTATTATGGCAAGTTGTGTATGAAATGAGTTGTTACACTAAGGGATTTACTCTTGAAGCTATAAATCATCATAAAAGTTGTGTTCATCATGAGGTATGGGAAAGAGGAGAAATTATAGGGAATATTTATGAAAACCCAGAGTATTTAGGGGTGAAAGTTGAGGTAGAAAATGAAGAATAAAAAAGAACCTTTATATGAAGCTGAGATAGATTGGTTAATTGAATTAGTTGAAGATAGCATTGATGAGGGAGAATTAGAAAACCATCAAATTATCAGAAAACTAAATGATATGAAAAAGGAATTAAATTGTGAGGTGTGATTATGTATAAAGATTATGATGAAACAGAAATAGAAAAAGAAGCCTTTAGATTAATAAAAGATGGAAAGGCATCTAGCATAGAAGAAGCTAAGAAAAAAGCTGTAGAAATGTTTAATGCTTATATGACTAAAGAAGAAACTTTAGAAGGATTAGAAAGTTTAAAAGATTTTAGCCAAAAAAGAAGTTATTTATCAGATGAATATATAAATAGGATAATAAACAATGCTATAAATCACCTAGAAGGGCAACAGGAGGTCACAGGAGAGGTTTTAGACACCTCTAAGGTAATATTTATCCTTGAACAAAAAGGGAACTATCCTAAGGCGTATTATGTAAAAAAAATACGTGAAGAAGTTGATGAATTTGAAGACTCTTTAATTAATGGTGATGAAGATAACCAAAAAGAAGAATGGTTAGATATGATTCAAATAGTTGTTTCAACTGGAGTAGAAGTTTTAGGTTTTTCAGAAAGTGAGTTATGGGATGCTCTAGCAAAGCATAATAAAAAGCTTTTAGTAGATAGAAATTATAAAGTTAAACAAGTGGCTTTAGAATTTAAGGGTCACGATAATGGTTCAGCAGAAACTTGTTATGTGCTAAATAGGTTATAAGGGGTGATTAAATGAGAGTTTGGAAAGAACCTAATAGGCAAGGTGGATTCTATGTGTGTACAAAGATAGGGAAAAGAGAGAATAGAAGTTTCTTTTCTGCTCCAAGCAATGATATAGACCATGCAGACCTTGGATATATAAGCAATAGATTCCCAATAGTAAATACTGAAAAAAGAGCTGAAGATTTTAAAAGACTCTATAAGAATTCATGGATAAAAGTAAGTAAATATCAGAAAGAATTAATGGAACATTGCATAGGGATAAGTTGGAAGAAAAAGAAGCCTTATAGAAACTATTTCTTTACTAACTTTATGGATAAAGATTGGAATGAGTTAGTTAAAAAAGGTTTAGCTGATAAAAGTATGGAAAGTCCAAATAATGATGGAAATATATATTTTTGGCTCACAAGACAAGGCGTTGAATATTTACTTGATAGGTCTATAACTGAAAAATATTACAAAGAATTGTAAGGGGTGATTAATCTTGACAGGTTTTTATACTTCTGAGATGTGGGCGAGAGTTATGAAACAAGCTAGATTAAAAGATTCTGAAAAGAAAGCTAAAGAAGATTTAATAAAAAAGAAAGAAGCAGCTAAAGAAAAAGGTTTAAGAAGGATAAAGAATAGACAAGTTCTGTTTGAGAGAAGAAAGAAAATGGGGCGAGTTTAGTCGGAAAATGAAATTAATGCGAAGAAAGTTTTAAGGAGGAAATTTATGAAAACTCATGGTATAGGTTTATGTTATGAAGATGGAAATGAAATCTGTTTAGGAGAGAGGGTTTCACTTATAACTGGAGATGTTGGGGAAGTTGTATTTGAATGCGGTGCTTATGGAATTGCTGTTTTAGAAGGCATAGACTACGAAAAAATACAGTCTAAAATGGATGAAAGTGATTGGTGCTGTGGAAATCATTATCATGGATGCTATAATGACAATTTTATTTCATTGTGGGAACTATACTGGAATTTCAATTGTGAAGAAGATGTCTTGTACTCAATTACTAGAATTTCAGACAACAAATAGTTTCGCAATACAAAAATAATCTGAACAAGAGAATAGAGAGTAAATCAGCAAAGGTTATATCTTTCTATTCTCAGGTACTAATGAAAATCAAATGATAGGAAGTGAGGAAGATGCCAAAATTAACAGTAGAACAATTTAAAGAAAAGTATTTTAAAGATCAAGAGAAGAAAGCAGAAAAGAAAAGACAATTAGAAAGAGATATAAACTCAGTAGTATTTAGAAGTGTTTCAAGATCTGTTAAAAGTAGCAGCAAAGGAAAAAGAAGAGTAGGAGAGAGGTGATTAAGTGAAAGAAATAAGATATTGTGCAGAATGCGGTACAAGTTATTGGATAGAAGATCACCATATAATACGCAAATCACAAGTAAAGCCTTTAGATAAATGTCCAGGAAATCACGTAGACTTATGTAATGTTCATCATAGAGATCATAGCAATGGAATCCATTTTAATAGTGAATTGGATAAAAAATACAGATTAAAATTTCAAAATTGGTAGAAATGAGATTGTTGAAAAATGAATATGAACTAGAAGAAATTCAAGATGTATTACAAATAAGTTTTAATGCCACTAGAAGCCTTTGTAAGCTTATGACTATGGACAAGGGTAAATATATAAGGAAAGACATAATAAGGGCTTGTATGGGTGGGAAAATGATATTAGAAGATGAAATAGAAGGTGAAACAAATGAATGATGGAAAGAAATTTGAAAGAGACTTTATGGATTCAGTACCAGTAAATTGGTTTAAATATAAGCTAAGGGATAGTGCAGGAAATTGGCAAGGCGGAGAAAAAGCAAGATTCACACAAACCAATATATGTGACTTTATAGTTTATAACAATAAACTATGGTTACTGGAACTTAAAAGCCATAAAGGTAAGTCAATTCCTTTAAGTTGCATAAGAGAAAATCAAATCAAAGGATTAGAAGCAGCTTCAAAACTTGGAGTAGATGCAGGATATATATTTAACTTTAGAGATGTGGAAGAAACTTATTTTATAGATGCGGCCAAGATAAATAAATTCATAGAATTATCTACTAGAAAATCGATTCCAATAGACTTTTTAAAAGAACATGGAACGCTTATTCCTCAGCATAAAAAGAAAGTTAGATATAGATATGATCTTGAATTTATGGGCAAAGAAAAAGAAGGAATTTAATTTTCCTTCTTGGCTAAATAATCCATGAGAACAGTTATTACTAAATTATTTAAACTTCTATTTTCAATTTTAGCGGCTTTTTGAAGCTCAGCTAATAATTCTTTTGGAAATGTAATATTTCTTCTCAAGTTTTTATCACTTATAGACACTAAAATCACCTCAAAAATATAATAACATTTTAATTAAGTGTTGTAAAGGTGATACCATAGTGGTATAATAATGGTATAAAGTAAAAAGGTGTAAATGAGGTGGAGTTTATGTCATATCAAACGATTGAATTTAGGCTAGAAACCTTCTATGTATTAATAACAATTCTATTCTTGTATGGAATGGCAGGATATATAGAAGAAGCTATAAAGTGGATAATGTTAAAAACACATGGTTATAAAGGTGATTATAAGCACTATACAAAAAAAGATAGAAAGATTAAGTGTAATAAGGTTTGGAATATAGGAATCTGGAAACTTTACAAGTGGATAAAAGAAGGTGAGGAAATTAAAACAATTATGGAACTCATTCAAAGTAACAGGAATAAAAGAAGTCAATGGAAAGTCAATATTGCAACTAGAAACAGATTTAAGCAAAGAGGAAATATTAAGATATAAAACAGAAAAAGGATTATCTGGAGAAATAAAGTTTGATGATCCAAGAAGAATTTCAGCAGAGCAAAGAGCGAAAATATTTGCAATATTTAAAGAAATGTCATTTGTAACAGGATATGTTACAGAGCAATTAAGAGACATACTAACACTAGAATTTTGTATGAAAAATGATATAGAAATGTTCTCTTTATCAAATTGCAATTTAGAAATAGCTAAGGAGTTTATAACGTTCTTAATAGATACTTGTATAGATAACGATATTGCTTTAGCTAATAACCCTATAGAGTATACAGATGATATCTCAGCCTATTTGTACAGCTGCATAAAGAGACATGCTTGTTGTATCTGTGGAAGTCAAGGAACATTGTACAAGGTCGGAAAAGATGAACTTAAGATAAGTTTATGTTCAAAACATTTTGATGAAGTGAGTTTACGAGGAATGAAGAAAATGAGCGAACTTCACAAAGTTTATCCTATAAAAATAAAGGAAGGTGATTGAAAAATTGGAATTAAAGTTTATTGGAATTGTAGTGTGTGGATTTTTTGCAATGAAATTAATCGAGGTTTTAATAATCAAAATTAAAGAAAGGAAGAAAAAAGAATGAAAACACTTAAATATTTCGAATTAAACGATTGTTTAGATGGAGTAATTATCGCTAAAAGTTTAAAACATGCTATAAAATTAATTGCTCCTTATTATAGTTATTCAGTTCATGAAATATTGCAAGAAATAAAGAAAAATGAAAATGACAAATTAGGTGATAGTAGTTTTGGAATTACTTATGAAGCCAAAATTGCTAAAAATAAAAAATATAGAAAAAGCAGAGTTTTAGGTTGGATAGAATCTTAAAAAAATAAAAAATGAAAGCGAGGAAAATTAAATGAAAACTTTTTATGGAGAGGCAAGTATAGTTGCAAGAATATGTTATGGGATTGAAGCTGAAAACGAAGAAGAAGCAAAAGAAAAATTGTTTAATGCTAATTTACCTTTGGATTTAGTTGATGATGAAGGTAAACAGGTATGTGAGATAGCGGAAGTAAATTGGCACATGGTAGACCAAACACAAAGAGGTAATATCCAAGAATCAGATTTAAGTGATTTTTATATTGAGGAGGAAAATTAAATGAAAAGTACAGGAATAGTAAGAAGAGTAGACGAGTTAGGAAGGATAGTAATACCAAAAGAATTAAGAAGAACAATGAATATAGAAGTTGGAGATCCACTAGAGATTTATACAGAAGGTGAACAAATAATCTTAAAGAAGTATGCTCCAGGTTGCGTATTCTGCGGGGAAGTTGATAGAATAGTTAACTTCAAGGGTAAACATGTTTGTTTAAAGTGTTTAAAAGAAGCTAATGAGTAATTTGATAAAGAGGTGTATTAATAATGAATAGAAACTGTAGATTTTGTTGTCATTATCAGCAAGAAGAAGTTGGTGATAGTGATTTTGGAGCAGTATATTCTAGTGAATTAACTTGCATTGAGTATAAAGATTGTGATGAAGAAGAAAATTTAATCATTGGTTTTGATAGAGATATTCAAAGAGAATGTTGTGATTTAGATTTCTTTAAAGTTGCTGATGCTGATAAAGAAATAGCAGACCTTATTATAGATGTTGATGAATATGTAGATTTTGACAAAGCTTATGCTAGATTTAAAGAAAAATACTTACAAGCTTAAAATAGTTTATTATATGGGAGAGGTTAATAAATGAGTTGTCAGGCGGTTAAAAAAGGAGAAGTTAAACAAAAAGGCAAACCAAGTATTGAATATCATGACACTAATGGCAAGCCCGTATATTACTGCCATGGATATATAGATTGCGGAACAGAGGAGCTAATAAAAACATGTGCAAACTGTAGAAAGAATGTTATCTATGCACAAGAAGATTTAGAAAAAATGAATGGAGAAAGCTGATGAATAAGTTTCAAAAAGTCGCTTATCAAATGGCGAAAGATGATTCTAAAAAAGAACTTTACAAAAGTCAAAATATTCAAAAAAGAGGTAGAATTGCATACTCGTTTTGGAAAAGTGATAGGGAAAATTGGACTTTTGGAAAATGTTTAGATTTTAAAAACTGGAGTAAAACAAAAAGTTGGTAGATGAATTAGAGAAAGATAATTAATAAATATAGGGAGGGTTTTACATGGATAATCAATATAAAGAAATAGAATTTTGTGTTGGTAGAAACATAGATGAATGTGTTAATGAATTATTAGTTTATAAAAATAAAGGAGAGTTAGTTTTTGGTAATTTTAATGGGCACAAACTATATTCGGATAGTGTAACAATAGATAGTGTTTATAAGGAAATAACAGGAAGTATTAAAAAAGAATTTGATGAAAATATTAGAAAACAAAATGAGGAATATGAAAGACAAAAACAAGAACATATAGATTCAATACCAGAAAAAACAAAAATGTGGATGCAAAAAGGTAGAGAAATTTTAGAGAAAGATAAATTAGAACTTTGGGACAAAATAGTTCCAATCAGACTAAATGACTTATATCAAGGAATGGAATTAAAGTGTTGTTTAGATATTATAAAAATCCTTAAGGATGGAACGCTCGAAGAAGCTAAAAAGGAAATAGAAAATCAAAATCATTCTGAAATGTCATTTAACTTGGTGCGTTCTATGGTTAAAGAATTTTCTACACGAGGTCAAGAGTTCTTTGACTATGTAAAATAATTTAAAAATAACTTCATATGAGGGTATAACAATATATTCTCATATGAATTAGAGGTGAAAACATGCACATTAGTATAGTTAAAGGCGATTTTGTTTTTGCAGCTTGGGAAAAAGGCTCTAGCAAGAAATTTCGTAAAAAAGTACACGAATTACGAGTACAAGGATATAGGAAGATAAATCAAGATTGCGACTTTCTAAATGAATATGAGTATTATCGTAAAAAAGGAAGTAAAAAGATTATAACGTTAACCATTATGTGTTGTTAACTTTAGGTGTATAAAGAAGGTGATACCTTGCATGAAAGATGTTTACTATGCAAAAGAAAGCTCAAAACAGAAGAATCTAAAAAATTAGGTTTAGGAAGTACATGTAAAAAGAAATTAATGAAATTAGATAAAGAAGAAAAGAAAAAGAGAAAACAAAAACTTGAAGAAAAGAAACGTAAAGCTGAGTTAATTAAAGGGCAAATAAAGTTTGAACTGGAGGAGGATAAAGGTGGGTAAACCATGGACACAAGAAGAAATTGATTATTTAGAAAGTAAATGGGGAGTAGTGGCAACAACATATATAGCTAACAAACTAGGTAAAAGTGTTAATGCTATCAAATTAAAAGCTAATAGACTAGGTTATGAAGATAACTTGCATAGTGGGGAAGAAATAACGCTAAATCAATTATTTATAGCCATAGGATTAACAAATAGCATGACTTGGTATATTAAGAAATTTAAAGATTATGGATTCCCATGGAGATACAAGAAAGTTATTCAAAAGAAATTTAGAGTTATAAGCATAGAAAAGTTTTGGGCATGGGCAGAAAATAACAAGCAGCTTCTTAATTTTGCTAGATTTGAAAAAGGTTCATTAGGGAAAGAACCCGAGTGGGTAGATATAAAAAGAAAAGCTGACCAAATGCATCCAAGTAAAAATAACTGGAATAGACCATGGTCAAAGAAAGATGAACTTCTTTTAATAGAACTTACTAAGAGTAATAGATACACATACAAAGATCTAGCAGCAACCTTTAAAAGAACCGAAGCATCAATAAAAAGAAGATTAATGGATTTAGGAACACCATATAGACCAGTACCTAGAGACAATCATATTAAATGGACAGATGAAGAAAAGAAGAAAATGATTGAGTTATATAATCAAGGCTACTCATGTGCTTCAATAGCTAAAACAATGGATAAAACAGAGTTATCTATATCAGATAGGCTTAAAGCAGCCTTAAAGGGGTGATATTTTGGGAAGAGCTGAAACTAGAAAAGCGAGAAAGAATGTTAAAAAGAAATTAACTAAAACACAATATGAACATTTTCAAAAAGCAACTAATGTTGAGTTTCTGAATAGTCAAATTAAAGAAAAAACTAACAAGCTTAGTTTAGTAATGTCGGAAGTTATTACAGATGTTCTTAAAAATAATAGAATATCAGACCAAAGAGTTAAGAAAATAGTTAATGAAATATGTACTGAAGTAGATAGGAGGTTTAGTCATGAAGAAATTAAAGAGGGGATACCTGAATAGAGACGAAGCAAATACAATGATGTGCATTATGGCAGTTATGCAGCAATTAGAAGGATTAAGGAGCATAAGCGGTAGACCTTCAGAAGTTCCTATGTGGGAAGATTGGTCTAAACGTGGAATGTTAACTCCAGAAGCTAAGAAATATCTTAAAACAGCTCATACTTACATGGAAAAGTTTAAAAAAGAAATGCTTCAAAGTTTAGATAAAGAGGAAGTTCAAAAATTAGATAAAAAGCTTGAAAAATTTGATTACAGGCTTATAGATGATTTTACAATGCAAAAGGTAAATAGAGATATAAAAGATCACTTTAAATATGCTGTAATGGATAGAGAGAACTTTAATAACATTATCGAGGATATGGCACAAGTAAATTGTGTAGGATGCACTAAAGATTATCGAGAATGTGCTTTACACAAAGTATATGAGGATATTTTATTACCAGGACTAGGGGAACAACCTAACTGTCCATATGCATGTGATTTAAGCGAATTTACACCAGAGCAGCAGAAAAGACACAAAGAGATACTAAATAACCTTAAGACTAAAAATAAGTTCTTTAAGGGGTGATGCTCTTGGGAATTATATTAAATGAAGATTGTATAGAGTTTATGAAACAAACTGATATAAAACCAAAATTAATAATAGCAGATCCTCCATATTATAAGATGGTAAAAGACGAATGGGACAACCAATGGAAAACAGAGAAAGAATTTTATAAATGGTCTGAGGAATGGATTAAATGTTGTTATAGGATATTAGATGATAATGGAAGTATCTACATCTATGGGGGCTCTCCTCATATATTCAAACTATGTGATATATCAAGAGAAATAGGGTTTAGATTTCAAAATGCTATAGTGTGGCACTTTGCAACAGGACAAGGCGGTACTAGAAAATTTAGAATTGAGCACGAGAACATTTTATTTTTAACCAAATCAGATAAGTACACATATAACGCTGACTTTATAAGGGTTCCATATGAAGCCATAAGACCCGGTGGAGGGAGAACACATAATGTGCTAGGGAAAACTTGTGGAACAGTTTGGAGGGTGTCCAGGGTACAAAGAAATGCGAAAGAATTTACAGGACATCCAACGCAAAAGCCTTTGGAATTATCTGATAGGATAATTAAAGTATCTAGTAACAAAGGTGATTTGATATATATACCTTTTGCAGGTTCCGGAAGTGAAATAAAGAACTGTATAAAAAATGAGCGTGATTGGGTGGCAACGGAAATTAATGAAAGCTATATAGAAAACTATATTGGTTTAATGGGAAGTGATTAGATGGGATGGGTAATAGGTGGAATTGTTTATATACTAATAGTTTTATCATTTTGGTGTTTATGTATAGCAGCAGGGAGGGATGAAAAGAAATGAAGTTTAAAAAGGTATTAAGAGAGGTATTTGAAATCTATATAGCAGGAACTTCTATGTTAGGAATGGTAATTATGATTTTCTTTATAGGTGGACAAACAACAACTGGAGAAAATGCATTAATTTTTACAATAAATCAATCAATAAATAAAAATGGTTTGATAGTATTCATAGCTCTTAATGCTCTAATAATATTCGTAGCAAATGTTTATTCAAAACTAATATTCAATAAATTATAAAAAGAAAGAAGGATAAAAATATGAATAAAGTGGTACTTATTGGAAGATTAACAAAAGATCCAGAACTTAAACTTACTCCAGGTAATGGAACAGCAGTAACAACAATAACTCTAGCAGTAGATAAATATAATTCAGTTACCAAACAAAGAGAAGCTGATTTTATATCAGTAACAATTTGGGGTAAACAAGCTGAATCTACGGCTAATTACATGAGTAAAGGTAGTTTAATGGCTATCAGTGGAAGAATACAAACAAGAACTTATGATGCTAAAGACGGCACTAAGAGATATGTAACTGAAGTAGTAGCCAATGAAGTTAGTTTTCTAAGCAAAGGTAAACAAGCTGATGCTTCATTCTCACAACCACAACAGGATACATTTGGGGATAGAATGAATTTTGATGATGAAGATATGTGTCCAGTGGACGATGGTGAAATTCCATTTTAAGGAGGAATAGCATGAATTTAGTAGAAATGAGATTAGTTTTTGAAGCAAGAAGAATAAAAGAAAAATTAAACTTTGGAAGTGAAATAGCAAAGAAATTAGATGGGTTAATAAGAGATACGGATTTTTCTATTGAGGGCAATAAAGAAGAAATTAGGAATATGTGTAGAGATTTAGAAATGTTTTTAAAAGAAAATTGATGTAAAGGAGTTTTGTTTATATGGGTAAAGATAAAATATGTAATGGATGCGTTTATAACAATAACGGATGGTGTAAAGCTAGAAAAACCAATCAAGGATTAAAAGATTTGGTTACATGTGAATATAGAAAAACTGATAATTTAGTAAGGCTTGAAGGATTTATAGAGCAAAAAAAATTTGAGTTAGGAATACAAAAGACCTCATATAACCGAGGGGTATTAGATGGTTTAGAAATAGCTTTAAAGATTATGAAAGAATAATATGATAACTTGAACTAATGAAATTATTATGAATAAAGGGGACGTTTATATGATTTATATGAAACTTAAATACTATGATGAAAATGGAAATATTAAAGTGCTTGAAGGTGTTGAAAGTATAACACTGGTACGTAATAATACTAAATATATGGTGGTAGGACAGTTTAAATCTTTTGATATAAAACTGGAGCAGTTTATATCAACTTATATTTAATTAAGTTAGCAATACAAAAAAATCAACCTACAGGACATTAAAACTCCTGTAGGTATATAGGAGGAATTAATAATGAAAGTTGATTTACTTATAAAAAAACTTCAAGAAATAAAAGAAAAACATGGAACTGGTGACTATTATATTGTTGCCCTTGATGAAGAAAACAATACTTATGAATTGACAGATATTATTTACCATGAAGGATTAGATATCTATGGAGTTAAATTTGAATAGGAAGTGAGGATATTAGATTGAAAGTAGTATTTTTAATAATAACAATATTCTATGCTCTACTATCTTTAGCTGATACAAAGAGTAGGGATATAAAGTATTTAGTAGCAACCATATTAATGGCTATGTTAACTTTAGTAGCTTATAGGATAGGGTGATAATATGAAATGTTGTGATAATTGCAGATACTCGACAGTAGGTGAATTAAATCAACCAACAATTGAATCAAATACAATCTCAAATGGCTCATTCTCTTTTAATATGACAGGTTCAAAGATGGTTATGCCAGAATATGAAATGGAGTGCGAGAATGAGGTTAATTGGTTACCTACAAGGGGTAATTTACTAATGGATAGAAATTATGTATGTAAGCATTGGGAATTAAGAGATAGAGATTAGGAGGATTAATTATGATTATTAAATTTGGAATGGATGTAAATATAAGAGGAGAATTTAAACTACATGATGAAGAACTTATAAATCTTGCTACCGACAAAGAATTACCAGTTATAGACGAGGAAAGCAAAACACTACTTATTAATCTATTGAGTTCATTTATGCCTGTTGGAACCAAGATAGAATTTAGTAATATGCAAAAAGCTTTCTTAGAAACCAGTATTGAAGATGATTTAGAAGAAATGATTTTAAATCTAAAAAAAGCAGGATTTTCTGATGAATTAATAAAAGAAATAAGAATGGGCAATAATGCTGAAACGATGCTTGATGAATTTTATAATTTACAAGCTGAATATGAAGCTATAGATGTTGAATAAATGGACAATATAATAGAATTTCCTAAAGAACATTTAGACAAGCTTAAGAAAGAACGAATGAAGAAAATGATTAATATGTTAATAGATTTAAGTGATGGAGATTTTGCATTGATATTTAAGACTAAAGATATGACAAGGGTATTTGAGGGTGATTTTAAGGAAGAATTTGTTGTATGTATGTCTGATATATCTCAAATTAGTTGGAAGAAAGATAATTACTTCTTTAAAGGGTTTAACGGTATTAGTGCTAATGCAAATAGAAGGTTTTTTGACTTAAATCAAGAGTGATGCAGGAGGTAAAGAATGGATAAAGAAAAGATACTAAGAGATTTGGAATTATCTATAAAGAATGAGCAAGTAGATAAAGAATATATAGGAAAATTAGATACTAGTAAAGAAAAAGTGGCTTATTTAAGAATAGTGAAGGGATATACCCAAGAAAGAACGGCAGAATTAATAGGCATAGGGGAAAGGCACGTAAGAAGATTGGAAAATGAAATAAAATATAAGAATAGCCTATGAAATAGCCGATTCAAAGCCTGTTAAGTATAGACTAATCATCTTATAATAGAAGTATAGAAATGTCCAGTCAAATGGTTTGGGTAAACTATACTCAAAAATGAGGTGATTAGTTGCTTGATAAAGAATTAGTAAAAGAACTTTACTTGAAAGGCTATGATGCTGTGCGGATAGCTAAGAAACTCGGGAAAAGTAAAGAAGCAGTAAGAAAGTGCATTCAAAGAAATTTTTCGCATTTAAAGAAGAAACATGATATCTCATTAATTCAAAAGAAAGAAGAAGTTAAGGCTACTAACTATGAAGCTAACAGATGGATAAGTGATAAATCATTCATATTAAAGAATAGAACAGCTTATAAGACATTGCCAAGTGGTGACATAGTTATTAATAAAGAGGTATCAGGTTTAATTACCTGGGACACTCCCAGAAGGCTAGTGAATGAAAATAAGTGTGTAGTTTAAAATTAGAGTAGTGGTGGAATAGGTAGACATAACCGAAATAAGATAGGTACCAGGCATTGGAGGTTCAAATCCTCCCTGAGTAATTTCTTTGATAGGTAAAGGCATGGTAAAACTGTTAGGTGCAAATCCTAACCTACTCTATTAAATAAGCCCTCTTTTAATTTAATATAAATGGCTTTCGGCTTTGTGCCATTAAACAAAGTTGTGTATGGAGATTGAGTTAGTCTAGTAAGGTGTAAATCCTTAAATCTCCTACTTAACATGGAATCCTCCAAACAAAAGATTAAACCTCCCTATAAATAAAGACACCTCGGTTTAGGTACTGGGGTGTTTTTAATTTGTAGAGGAATAGGCTCATGTCGTGAGACAGCAATAAGTCCTATCCATAAATAAAAGAAAGGATAGGTGTTAAAATGAATCAACTTATTAATTTAGGATTAACAACAAAAGAAGAAAGAGTATTAGTTAGCAGTAGGATAATAGCTAACAAATTCGAGAAAGAACATAAGAATGTACTTAGAGACATTGACAAACTAGCTTTAGAGATTGGCTCAAAAATGAGCGCATCTTATTTCATCAAAACTTCTTATAAAGACACTATAAACAGGAAACAGACCGAATATTTTCTTACTAGAGATGGATTTAGCTTATTAGCTATGGGGTTTACAGGTAAAAAGGCTCTTAAGTGGAAATTAGACTATATAGAAGCTTTTAACTCCATGGAATCATTTATAAGAGAAAGAATATCTAGTGAGTGGCAAGAAACAAGAATTAAGGGGAAATTAGCTAGAAGAAATGAAACAGATGTAATTATGAATAAGCTGATTCCTTTAGCACTGTCCCAAGGAAGTAAGAATGCAGGTAAGCTTTATATGACTTATAGCAAGTTAGTTAATGGTTGCGTTGGAATACCCTCTAAAAGCCGCGAGAAAGCTACTCAGAGAACTTTAGATGTAATATTCAACCTAGAGAACCTAATAGAGAATGTAATAGCTCAGGAAGTCGAAAAGGGCGCTTATTATAAAGATATATATCAAATATGCAAAGGTAAATGTAATTTAATGATAGAATTAATGTATTTACCAGAAAGAAAGTTAATTAGTTAGGTTATAATATAAAGGGGAGCAATTAAATATGTTAAATGTATATTTAGTAGAAAGAACTGACAATGTAAATCATACAGAACCTGATAGCTTTGCAGTAGTTGCAGAAGATGAAGAAGAAGCTTTTGAATTAGCTAAAGAGGCTGGAGGGACTTATGATAAATTCGGCAATAGAGCTGAAGAGTATATGTTTAAAAGAAATCAAGTTAGAATAGAAAAAATAGATTTAAATAAAAAATCTATAATATTAGAAAGAGATTTATAATAATAAAAAAATAATAAGTAGTTAAAAGGTGGGTTTAATTTTGCTGAATGTTTATTTGGTATCAAGAACAGATGATGTACGTTATGGAGATGGAGAATGGGCAGATTTTGTTGTTGTTGCAAAAGATGAAGAAAGTGCTTTTAATTTAGCTAAGGATGCAGGAGGAGCCGATAGTGTATTTAAAAGAGATAAGGTTGAAATAAAAAAGATAGATTTGAATGAAGAATCAGTAATACTTGGGAGCTTTACAGGAGATTAAGATGTGATATTATCACATCTTTTTTATTTAGGAGGTTTATTATGAGGAAGATATCAAAGGAACTTGATGAATTATTGCCATTAGCATTTTTTATTATTGCAGTATACCTTCAATTTAAGGGGCTTATATTAAATGCTATATTCTGTATATTAATAGCTATTTATTTAAGAATAAGTAATATGATTTATAGGAGAAATGAATAAAATGATTCAATATTTTAAAAAGTGGAATAGATGGAGAAAAGTTAATGTAAACGGAAAGTTTTTTAAATTTCTAGTATTAATAAAACTTGCAAATTCTCCTTCGTTTTTATTTATGATTTAAGGAGGAATAACATGTCTAATTTATTTAAAAATAAGGAATATGAAGGAATTAAGATTAATAGCATTACTTATAATCATAATGAGTTTTACATAGGAAGTGAATTAGAAACAACAGTAGTAAAAACTGTAGATATGAATTTCGATTATAAAAAAATAAAAGATGCTAATATAAATGTACCTATAAGCAATTACTTAACTCCTGATGAAGTAGCTGAAATAATTTTGAAAGAGTTAAAATCATGGTAGTAAGATGTAATAAGGGATGTAATAAAGATTTTGAGCATCCTGGATTTAAAGAAAAGAAATTACCTAATATGATAAGAGCAGTATACTTTGAATGTCCTCTTTGTGGAGAAGAATATATATCATATTATACTGATCCTTTAATAAGAGTTAAACAAACTAGAATAAGAAACCTATGGGGAAGTCAAAAGAAAATAAAAGAGATTGAAAAGCTACAAGGTGAAATAAAAGTATTAATGAATAATTTAAAAGGGAAGGTTGAGGGGAATGAGTGATATTAATGAAAAGCTATCTCAAATTGGTGATGAATTACTTAAAGCTGGTGTAGAATGCATCTTAATGAAAGAACGCTTATGTTGGATGCTAATCATTTTAAGTGTGGAGAATTACCATTAAGGGTAATTACTAAAGGCGAATATGTTCTTAATTGTTTGTTAAATAGAAAGACAAAAGATGACATAGAAGAAAGATGGAATAAAATATCTAAAGGTTATAACTTTGTATTAGGCAGAGATACCAACCATGTTTATAGTGTTGACTTTATAAATGAATCACTGGAGGATAAGTAATGGATGAAATAATTATATATGGAGGTGCTATAATAGCATGTCTAATTTGGGTGGGTGTTGCAAGTCATAAACCAGGCGTTAGAGTTTGCAATATTACACCACCAAACAAACCTCCAAAACAAGATTATAGTTCGGTTATAAAAGTTAATCCAGCGCAATACGAACCACCAGAAGTTCCACCAAAACAAACATTAAAAGATATTACTGTAAATGTAGCATTAAAAGATACAAAACAATTTAATGGACTAATAGATATAATAAAGGGAATAGTAACGGATGAAAGAGTACCTTTAGATTTAAAAGAAAATATAAATAATAAATTAGATGAACTTATGAAAGAATAAGTTCTTTTTTTTATTTACTTAAGATAGGGGTGATAAGATGCCTAGAAGTAGAAGTCCCAATAGAGACATAGCAAAGGATATGTACCTTAAAGCTAAGGGAGATATTAAATTAAAAGATATAGCAGATACATTAGGCGTATTAGATACTCAGGTTAGGAAATGGAAGAATCAAGATAAATGGGAAGATGAATTAAAAGGAGCGTTACCAAAACAAAAGGATACGGAACGAATTAAAAGTAACGTTGCCAAAAAGAGAAGTGGAACCATAGTTGGTATAACTAAAAATAAAGTTGAAGAAATAATTGAGAATATTAAGAAAGCTGATTTGAACGATAAACAAAGGCTTTTTTGTATATATTATTCAAAGACATTTAATGCAACTAAAGCTTATCAGAAAGCCTATGATTGTGCTTATGAGACAGCAATGGTTAATGGATGCAATCTACTAAGCAAGCCTAAGATAAAGGCTGAGATAGAAAAGATAAAGGATAGTAGACTAGCTGGAGCTTTATTAGGCAAAGAAGATATACTCCAAAAATATATTGATATTGCATTTGCTAATATGAATGATTTCTTAGATTATGGTTATGAGGAACAGATAATAGGATATAGCAAAGAAGGGTTACCAATCATGGGAGAAGATAACTTTATGAGGTTTAAGAATGATATGGATGGTACTCTTGTAAGTGAAATTAAATCAAGTAGGCAAGGTGCTAGTATTAAACTATTTGATAAGATGAAGGCTTTAGAATGGTTGTCTAATTTCTTTGAAATGAATCCTGAGTTTAAACATAAAAGAGAAATGGATTATAAGAAACTACAGATTGAAAGAGAAAGATTTGAGCATGTTAAAGAAGTAGATAAGAATAATAATTGGTAGGTGTATAAATGACTGAAGATGTTAAGAAGGTTAAAGAAACTAAGATAGTAAATAAAGAAACTATAATTCTTAAACTATTAAATGGATCTAGTGATGAAGCTAAGATAAAAGAATTAGAGGAAAAGTATTCTAATAAGTTTGGCTGTAAGGTTGTTATAATAGAAAACAATCTAAGTTATGTAGATACAATAGAGAGGAAGTAGTTATGGCTAAGTATGCTATATTACAGAACTTCTATGCATCTAAAGAGTGGATAACATTTAGAATAGGGTTAATAGTAGAGAGAAGTGTTAATGGTGTATGTAGATGTGAGATATGTGGAAAAGATATGCCTAAGTCAATAGAGATACATGCACATCATGATCCTATAGAATTAACTCCGGAGAATGTTAAAGATAAGAATATATCTCTTAATCCTAAGAATATAAAGCTTACATGTAGGGATTGCCACGATAAAGAACATTATAGATTTGGATATAAACCTAAGAAGAAAGTATATATAGTATATGGTCCACCACTTGCAGGAAAGAAAACATTAGTAAGAGATCAAGCGAAGCGTGGAGATATAGTAATAGATATAGATAGATTATATGAAGCAGTAAGTTATCTACCTCATTATGATAAGCCAGACAATCTATTAAGTAATGTAATGCAGATACATAATACTCTAATAGATAACATAAAGACAAGGTATGGTAAATGGAACAACGCTTGGATAATAGGTGGATATGAAGATAAGTATAAGAGAGAAAGATTAGCTGAGGAGCTGGGAGCAGAGTTAATATATTGTGAAGCTACTAAGGAAGAGTGTATAGATAGATTAAGCATAGATGTTGATAGACAATATAGAAAAGATGAATGGATAAAGTACATTAATAAGTGGTTTGAAAGGTATTCTGAGTAGGTTTAGGTAGGAAATTACTAAGTTGGATGGGTAAAGTACCCCCCTATTGGAAGGAATTTCGCTCTCTTACCAAAC